CTTCTTGTATATGGCGTCAATAAAAACTAAAAAGGAGGACGAAAGCAATGGGACGTTGGGGAACACTCTGGATGTCTGAAACTGTAGCACAGCTCGAAGATTTCAAGAAAACACTCAAGAACAAAGATGAAATTGCGAAAATCGACGAGATAATTGCAAACATCAAAAAGAACGAAGCACAAGATGAGAAATAACTTGTTGTCTAAAAAATTGCGCATTAAATTCTTTGCGTACAAGTACGGACTATACGCCTTTATATTTTTGTTGATAATTGCGTTCGCGTTTTTACTCGGCAAGCATATAGAGGCGGTATTCCTATTTGTGGCGTTTGTGTTTCTGCGCTACAAATTTCCGAAAACATTTCACCACCACAGCACTTACTGGTGCGTATTTTGGTCTATTTTGTCGTTTTGGTTGTGCATAGTTGCTGTTCTTCCACTTAAATACAGCGTACTATCTGGTGCAGTTGTAGAGATGGTTTTATGCTTGATATTGTACAAAATCCAAGATTATGTTGACATCAAGGCTGAAAATCAAGAATTGAAGGCTCCAAGATTCTCGCTATACACGTGTTCGCACGACGAGTTTACAGCGTTTTGCCTCAAAAACAAGGTTCGCAACGACCGCGTTGAGTATGTGTGGGACTTGATTCGCGGCTCTGGCAACAACAACGAGTTAGCGGACAAATATTTCGTCGAACCTCAAACTATTAAGCAAGATAGGTGGCGTTACAAGAAAAAGTTTGCCAACGTACTTGACAAAACAACGACGGAGTAGTATATTACAATTACACTTTTCGTTTCACTCTCCGAGAGAGCCGACCGTTTCCCGAACTTTTGGTCGGTTTTCTCATTTTATATTGACTTTTGCATCGCTATGTGCTACTATATAAGTACAATATTTATATGTGTTCTCTGCGGGGGACAGCGGGTTGCAAACCGTTTACTTTGTCTGCTCACTCCACAAAGTATTACCTCGCAAAGTGAGAACAAAAGGACGTGAACTATGATTATGAGGGCGAAAAGAAGTTTGCCTTTTACCCAAATTGCGAACAAAACAATTTACGACAAGTCAATCTCATTAAAAGCAAGAATGTTACTAATACTAATGTTGACGAAGCCAAACGACTGGTGCTTTTCGTTTAACTGGTTCATAAAAGAAAGCGGAATGAGCGAAGACACTGTTAGAAAATCGCTAAAAGAGCTTATTGAGCATAAATATGTTTACCAAGAAAAAGTCACCTCTAAAACAACAGGGCGTTTTATTGGGTGGGCATATACGGTTTATGAGTGCAATGACGAAAACGACTGGTCTGATACTATATAATATACTCTATATAACTACTAATACTGTCTTTATAGAATAATAATGATAATAAATGCCCGAAAAAAACCGACATCGGTAAAATTACCACATCGGGCAATATATAGGAGGAACAAAAAATGGAAAACGGAAAATTTGTAATAATCTATGATTCAATGCTTACAAATGAGAAGTGGGTTAATCTGCCGACAACAGCAAAACTGCTTTATGTGTTTATAAAAGCGGAATGGATTGCTGAAGAGACCGTAGAGCCAAAATGGGTAGAGCTTGTAAGTGACCTTGTTGGCTATTGTGTGCGTTTTAATTACGGAGTTATAAAAGAGAAATATTTTGGTAAGCGAGATTATGGCACAGACCGCTTTAATTGCGACCTGACTGCGCTTGTAAATGGTGGTTTTATAGAGTTTGTTGAAACTGAAAACAATGATAATGGTACTACCTATATTGTGTTGTTAAGCCCAAAGTGGCATACGAATCAGTCTTTGATATCAGAGCCATATATAGACGGAATTACAGCAAGCGAATGGAGAAAGAGCAAAACCAACCAGATAATGCTAAAACTTGCAAAGAAAATCCAACACGACAAATGCACTTGTGGTGAACCTCTTGGCGATGATTTTCACGCATTGAGGCAAGCGAATACGACTTTTGGAAGCAAAAAGGTAATGTATGAACTGCTTTGTCCTAAATGCTACGAAAGAAGAAAAGTGAATGGCAGAATTAGACCAACGCAAGAATTATAAGACCGCTTGACAGGCTGCATATAGTGTGGTAACATAGGCTTGTAAAAGACGGGCGATTAGTTCAAAGGTAGAACGCTCGACTGTTAATCGACATATGTTGGTTCGATTCCAGCATTGCCCGCCAAACCTATTCGTCTAAACGGTTTGACCATAGGCGAGACGGTCTAAAAGTCTCACCGAGTGGCGGCTGGGGAGGATAACACGAGACGACGTGAAAAAGCCCCTTTAAGCCCCAGCATAAATAACAACGCTATTGTGACACTTGAGCCACAGGCATAGACCTCCAAAATGTAAAACCCGAGAGAACCGTCAGTTTTTGGCGGTTTTTTCGGTTATTGTAGACGACGTGTAGATTGAACTGCACGTTTTTTTATTTTACGCTCAAATTGAACAAAACAAAAGGCGGTGAGCCAATGGACATTTACGAAGAACTTGGGATAATTCAAGTTGAGCCGTTCGACACGTTCAATGACGACTTGGAAGAACTGGTGATGTATTATGGACGAGTATTGCAGATTCTCGACAACGACGAGGCTATGCAAGAACTCCTCGAATATTGCGTTCAGTATTATAATTCACGAAGCTATTTGCGGTTTTTAAGCCAAATTCGCAAGTTAAAGGAGAAGTACAATGTATAACAACTACACAAACCCCTATTACACGGGCTACAACGGGGCAAATTTCAACGCTAACCCATACGGTAGTCCAAGCGTTCAATTCAACCCAAACTACGCTCAAAATGGCTCACAGGGCTTCGGGCAGCAGGCGCAGCAGCAACAACAGCAACAAGCCATCGAATACGTCAACGGGCTGGAGGGCGCAAAGGGCTATTTAATGCTCGCAAACTCAACCAAACTGCTTATGGACAGCGACGGCAACTACTTCTACATCAAGTCAGCGAACCAAAACGGGCAAGCCAACATACGAATCTTCAAGTACCAAGAAGTGACGCAAGAAAGCCAACCCAAACTTGAACCAAAAGTTGAATATGCGACGCTCAAAGATTTGGAAGAACTCAAAAAGCAAATCGAGGACTTAAAGCTCATAAAACCAGTCGTTAAGAGAGGTGAATAACTATGATGAGAATGAACCCAATGCAACTTATGAACGCTTTTAGGAACGCTAAGAACCCACAAGCACTTTTACAGCAAGTAATGCAGAACAACCCACAACTGCAACAAGTAATGACGCAACTACAAAACAGCGGTGGTGGCTCGATGACTCCCGAACAAATGGCTCGTCAACTTGCAAAACAAAACGGCATAAGCGACGAACAACTTATGCAAATGTACAACCAGTTTAATCGAAAGTGATATTATCCGTGGTGACGTCGACTAAATCGCGGCTGATATAAATACAATTATAAGGAGACAAAAATTATGTATATTGAGGGCGATATCCCCAATGTGGTAACTTCTACCAACGGAAACGGCTACGGCAACGGTATGTTTGGTGGTGACTGGGCTTGGCTCATAATCATCTTGCTTTTCTGCGGCTGGGGCAATGGCTACGGATTCGGAGGAGGTCAAGGCGCAGCTCAAGACTACGTTCTCGTCAGCGACTTCGCGCAAATCGAGCGCAAACTTGACAACATTTCCAACGGAATCTGTGACAGCACGTTTGCTTTGAACAACACGGCGGTCAACGGTTTCAACAGCTTGACGCAAAACTTGATGACGAGCGGTTTTGAAACACGCTCTGCTATCAACGACTTGAGCGCACAACTCGCACAATGCTGCTGCGAAGCAAAAACGAGTATTCTCGAAAACAGATACCTCGACGCACAAAACACCTGCGCGCTCCAAAACGCAATAGCAACTTCTACACGCGACATAGTTGATGGACAAAGAGCAAGCACCGACGCAATTCTCGGCTTCTTGACGAACGAAAAGATTTCCAGTTTGCAAGCACAAAACGCTTCGCTTGCTGCACAACTTTCTCAAAACGCACAAACATCGCAAATTATCAACACGCTTCGTCCAGTCGCAATGCCCGCATACATCACGTGCTCGCCGTATGAGAGCGCATTTGGCAGAACCCAATACGGCTGTGGCTGTAGCGGTTGCAATGTCTGATAAGTTGGCATAAATCCCGCCAAGCGCGGTGACACACAAATAACTTAATACTTCGTGGGGCGTTGGTTAGCCGCTGACGCCCCGCTGACAAAAGGAGAATAATTATGGCTTGTGAAAACGTTTGCAAATTATGCAACAAACTGATTATTAGCGACGCGGTTACTTATACCGCCGCAACAAACTCTCTCACAATCGATATTCCTGCTGGGACTTATTATAGAGGTCAAAAATATTGTCTTGTTGTTGCCCAAGCAATTCCCGACACCACGACAATAAATGCACTTGTCTATGTAAGTATCGGCGGCGATACGACAACTCTTTACCCGCTTGTTCGTTGCAACTGCACCCAAGTTACGGCGTGCTCAATAAGAACAAGAACAAAATACTCAACCGTTGTTGTGACGGACAGCGCAACTGGCTCTTTCAGGCTTCTCGGTGACGTGCCGTGTAGCCCGAACAGTGCTTTGGCGAGTTTGCCCGTGACGGCGACTGCTTAATGAGGAGGCGCAATATGAATGATTTTGCAAGAGAACGTATGAGAGACAGAGATAGGCGCGGCGAACGCGGAATGAGAGGCGGTCGTGGTTACGACGAACGACAAGGACGCTATGAATTTGAGGGTTATGGCGAATATGATGGTTCAAGATATGATATGCGCTATGGCGATAAAACATATGACAGACCAGAATATGATAGAGGCGGTAAATACTCTGAATATGGCGATGAATATGATTACGGTTATGACAGGCGTATGAGAGGTCGTGAGGACTATGGTCGTTATGACGAATACCGTGATTATGCTCGCAGACGCCGTGACAGTAGAGGTCGTTTTATGAGAGATAGGGGAGAATACGATACCGACTATTTCACAAAACACGACATAGAATCTTGGAAGCGCGGTATGATAAACGAGGACGGAAGCATGGGAGAGCACTTCAATAAAGAACAAGTAATGCAATACGCAAAACAAGTAGGAGTTGATACGCAAAAGTTCGGCGACGCAACTTTCTGCCTCGCAATGAATATGATGTACTCGGATTACTGCGGTGTTGCCAAGAAGTTCGGCTTTGATAGACCAGAAGTGTATGCAGACCTCGCAAAGTCTTTCCTTGACGACAAAGATTTCGACGGTGAACCCGAAGAAAAACTCTACCTCTACTACAAGTGCATTGTTGAAAAGGAATAAACCTATGTCGCATTTTATGTACTACAACCGAAACGATAGTGGTTTGGAAGAGCCAGACTGTGTGGCAAGAGCGATAAGTCTTGGTACTGGTGTCAAATACAATGTGGCGTGGAATCTTTTGCGCCTCGTGGCAGGAGATTGCGAGTGCGATGCGCTGAATGTCGGGTGCTACTCGTATCTTCTCGAACAAATATTTGATTTCCCAGTTCGGTATTGCGATGACGGCGAAACGGTCGAAGATGTTGTTGGTATGTATCCAAATAATATCGTGATTATTAGAACCGACGGTCATCTAACTTGTGGTTTATACGGAGTTTTGAACGACCTTTGGGACTGTTCAGATATGCTGGTAGATAGATATTGGATTGCCTATTGACAAATTGTTTGTTTCGGTTTATTATATAATCGCCCAGCGCATATTGGGCAGTAGAATAGGTGCGCAGTTGCCAGAACTAATACTGGATAAAAAAAGAGCGGGGATGTACACTCCGCTCTTAACTTTTACTTGCTTATTCTTTTGCACTCTTTGTGTTCCCAATCTGTCAACGACGCGAAGTATTTGTTTATTGCCTCGCACTGTTCCTCTTTATTTGCGATTGTAAAGTCGTTCTTAATAACGAACTTCCAAAACTCTTTCATTACGCCCTCGATTGCGCACAGCTTGACCATTATCTCCTCGTTACTTACATTTATTTGCATTTACTAACGCCTCCACAATTTTGTCCACTTCGTCAAAGCTCTCACCTTTCTTTTTCATTTTGTTGTACGCTTTTGCGCAGTAGTTGTTTTCGACTCTTTGTTCTTGGGTTTGTCCACAATTTCCGTCGTCGTCACACATTGGGCAGTATGGGCAATACACCATTTCGCCACTCATATCTTTGTCCATTTCTTCGCTTGCCAACCATTTCATCGTGTCAAGTGCTTTTTGCAAATCTGCGTTTTTCATCTGTCTTGCTCCTTTTTTATTATCAAATTCCAATCTATTGGTTTTCTGTCGATGTTGTAAATCTTCCCGTTGCTCCCAAGCCACTTTTCTGTTGTTTCGTAAGTCGACTGCGTTGCTCTTATTCCTTTTATGCGTTTCAATAGTTCTCTGTCCATATTACACCGCCACACTATACCTACTTAAATCTCCGCTTATTAAGTACACGTTATCGATTTTTGTTGTTATAGTGCCAAAATTCGCAGTTTCAATAACTACAGAACCGTCGCTGTACTTTTTAGCAGATTTCACCAGTATTGCTCCGTTCATATTAAACGTGCCACCAATGACAGCCAATGTTGTTTCGCCGTTTTTCACGAGTTCCACGCAGTTGTCGGAGTTGCACGCACAAAGCGCAATGCACATAACAGCAAGCACCAACGCCACGCACAGAACCGCAATCATCTTTCTTGTTTTCATAGTTTTATCTCCTTTCTATTTTCTCGTTCTTGTGTCAACTTTTCGGCGCAAAATTTGTTGAATTCGTTTCGTATATCTTCGCCGAACTCGCCCTCGAAAAGCACCTTATCTTGTTCTGGCATTTCCGTTTCGGCGTATTTTTGCCACGCCTCTTTCATTGCGCCCATAGCAACGTCGTAACCGTTGCCTCGTGCCCAAAACCAAAACACGGCGTAAAGCGTGCTAAAACGGGCTTTGGCGCGTTCTAATGCGTATTTATCAACTGTGTAAGTTTTCTCGCAACTATTATTTTCCTCGCAACTAATCATAAAATTCCTCCTCTGTTATATAAAAATATGAGTCGTCATCGAAGATTTCTTGCTCCCAGCAACTGTCGTCGCTCTTAAACGAGCCGTCGTTATAATAGCACTCGGGGCGTTTCCCGTCAACCGTCCAGCCGTTTTTTTCACAAATGCAACACTTGTCGTAGTGCTTCGTCTCGCGGATATGCTTTTTGAACTCTTCGACCTTTGCTTCGGCTTTTTCTGCCGTCATTGTCACGCCAGCGATGTGTTCCTCGCCATAAGTGTCAACCAACCTTATTACAAAACAAGTTTTCATAGTTTGCCTCCTTTCACAAATTGCAAATTTCAATCGTGTATTCGCACTCGTCGTCTTTTTTATCATTTTCGCTAAACTGTGCCTGTTTGTAAATTATTATTTCGTCGCAGTCAAGTGATAACAGTTCATCGAGGTCGTTAAACTCTATTGTTGTTTCTGGTGTGCCAGTGGTGTCTATCTTCACTTTGCCTTTCAATTGCGGGTAACCCTCTACAAGCAGTTTTGCGTGCGCTTTCCCAAGCCCAATCGCCCACCTAATTTCGGACGCTGTTATTCTAAATTTCATTGTTCTATCTCCTCTATATAAAGCACATTGTCCATATTGATGAATACTCTTTTACCAGACATATCACTAACAATTCCAAACAAAGGGAGATTTGACAGTTTGAACACTTTACCGATGTCATTACTATCAAATTTATACTTATCGACCATTCGGTCGCTAAGTTGTTCCAAATTATATTCGCCACTAATTTTAAGTGTAACTCCGTCTTTCATATAAAATTTCAACATTCTTTATTTCTCCTTTTTAATGAATATGCGGTATTTATTAAGCCCCGCAATCTTGTTAGCCCAGCTCTCGGTGTAAAATTCGTAGTAGGTCTTGTTGTGCTTAGTCCTGTACTTACTCCCAAGCGCAGCCCAGCAAAGAGACGGAATTCCTATTACAAACAGATAGAAAACCCCGAGAATTAGGCTTTGAATTGAGTGCCCGTATTCGTGAGCTGCAATCGTTTCATCTTTGTCGTTGTCCAAAAATATAAACATACCGAGTGATACCGAGCCATATTTGTTGTCCCATTTCGTCTCGACAGCGTTCTTGTATTTATTGCTTTTGCATTTTGCTATTTTGCACCCGATAAACATCAATAGACCAATGAAGTTTTGCGGAAATCCCCAAGTCCATTGAATAAGCGTGTATAAAAATCTTTTCATTGTTCATCCTATCAGAAAGGTAAATCACCAGAATCGTCAACATACTCCATATCATCGAATATATTGTCAACGGATTCTTGCTTTACTGTTCTTTTATATATTTTGTCAGCCTCGGTTTGGCTTATTTTAGGGGCTTGCTTGTATGTTTTTGTTTCGGCGTCATATACAATGCCCATTATACCGTTTCTATTGCCCTTTGTTTTAATGGTGTCAATGAACCCGTCACATTGGTCGTAGTCAAAGCCATTCGCTGCCAAATCGCGTTTTATGCGGTCAAGCTCTCGCTCTTGTCCTTGCTTTGCGAACATATAGTCCTTGCGGTACAACACCCAAATTCGGTAACCTTTGTTCGTGATGTTCGACGAGCCGAACGCGTCACGAATATTCACTCGCAGCACGTCGCTCTTGTTTGTGTGCATTACCAAAACTCCGAACAGCCCGTTTTGCACGAACACATTGCGCAGTTTGTTGCCGATTCCAGTTTGCTCTTGCCATTGGTTTGACGCCTTATTGTCGATTTCCATTAGGTTGTCTATAACCCAAAAGCGTATGCCGTGTTCCTTGTATCCGTACAGTATAGTGCCTATCAATGTGTCAATGTCCCTCTCGTCTTTTTCGACATTGAACAAAAATAGGTTGCCGTCGAATTTTTTTGCGATTCGTGCTTCTGCTTTTTCGTTGACGAACCAGTCGGCTATGTTGGTGTCATTGCCGTTTGCGTCGCGGAACGGAATTATCTCAAACTCACCTTTCTTCGCATTTTGTTGAAATAGCAGTTGTTTGTAGGTTTTCAAACTATGCTCGCCAGCGAACACGCCGACCTTGTAGTGCTGGTCGATTGCCTTGCTTATGAGCGACGCGGTTAGAACTGATTTGCCGACATTTGAACTTCCGATGATTTCCGTTAGCCCAGTTTCAATTCCTTTGTTAAAGAAGTCGAGGTCTGGGAATCCAGTTAGCACACGCTCGGTGCTTTCTCGCACATACGGAACGTCCGCGATGTTTACGAGGTATTGTCCAAAGTCCTTAGCCATTAAGTTCTTCCTCCGTCATCATTGAACGCATTTTCTGCACTGCTTTTGCACACTTTGGGCAAATAATTGTCATCTCGCTGTCCTTTGGTATGTAAATTTCTTCGCCACATACTGCGCAAGGCATATATATGTTGTTGAGTGCAGTTGTTCTTGATAGATGTGTTTCGTGCGATACCATATCGAAATTTCTATTATACGTGCTCTCGCTCCAGTCTTTTTTGAACATTTCTATATTATCCATTAAAGTTCCTCCTCTCTTAAACAGTCTCTAAATTTTTGGGCGGCGATACGACACCTATTACATATATGGTATGGCGAATAACCGAGCGGTTCACCGCACACCTCACACACCTCGTTTGAGCATATGCGCTGGCTTGTTGTTGTAATTCTAAAATCTGCGTTTGCAGTATTGCTTCCTATGTGTAAAACGCCGTATTGTATTACATCTATTGTATCGTCTGGCATTATTATTCCTCCTTACATCCATTCTTTCTCGCCGAACACCACATAACCGTCTTGCTGGGCGTAGTTTGTTATATATGTTATCTTGTAGAATTTCGACACGAACTGTCGGTTAAGTTCAACATCGTCAATCACATTGTACAGCACGATGTCTCCGACCTCATAGTTTCGGTCGTTCTTGCGAATCTCGAACATTTTGTCGCCTTTCAATTTAGGCAACGCATATTCGGCTCTTATTTTTAAGTTGTGAATTTTAGTCATATAGCCAGTCCTCCTTTGTGCACACAATCGGTACATCAAGTCTGTAAATTTTAATTATTTTCCCATTCAAAACGTTTCTTATTATTTGTAAAACTTTATCCCAATTCCCAATCGCAATTCCGCAACCATACTTATATGGGAACGCAACGCTTTCAAGGTTATGTTCCTCCATATATTTTTTTACTTTTTGCATACAGGAATCAAGCGCAATGTAATCCGTCTCGCCCAAAAGGCTTTGGCTAAAACAATTAGCGACGACATACTTATCGGTTTTGGCAAAACATACGTTAGCCAGTTTCTTTTCAAAATTCACATATTCGCTTTCAACATTAGGGAATCTTTGCGCAATTTGTTTCGCAATACCGCCGCCCATTACTCCTTGCAAATTCACTTGGTGACACAAAATATCACAATCCGTGTTAAGAGCATCGCCTATTATGTACTTTATCATTTTTACCTCCTTATAAGTCGAATAGCGATAATTGGTTTGTTTCTCGTTCAAGATTCTTTTCGCCAATTTTGAACAGTTTTTCATCGAGTTCGCAAGATATATATTGCCGCCCACACTTCCTTGCCGCAACACAAGTGCTAAAACTCCCGCCGAACCCATCAAACACAATGTCGTCTGGTTGCGAGAACGTGTTTATTAGTATCGACAGCAAATTTATAGGTTTTTGACAACTGTGTATTAGGTCTACTACCTTGTCCGCCTTTATCACGTCGCTAATTGCTGATTGTGGTGGTTTCGGTTTCCCTTTCATACACAAGTACATCGGTTCGTATTGTGGTCGGGTATAGTAGCCCATTCCCCACACATTCTTGTACCAAATCGGCATACTTTTAATCGTGAACCCTGCTTTCTTCAAAGCGTCATTAAATGTTGGTATCGTACTCCAACCCATAAACGACACCAAAAACTTGTCATTTTCAAGCACTTGGTAGCACCGCTCGAAGTAGTCATAGATGAGCTTTACTTGTTTTTCGTCCGTAAAATCGTCGTTTGCAATAATGTCAAATTTTTCAGTTCTATGGTTTGATTGGTATGAAATACCATACGGAGGGTCTGTTAATATGAACTGAACTTGTTGCCCGTCTCGTATCATCTCGTCAAGTACGTCTATGCAGTTTGCATTATATATATTATTTGGATCTATCATTTTGTTTTTCCTCGCTCTTTTTTAGGCACGTCAATCGACCACCTTATACTTTTTCCAGCCGTCACCATATTTTTCGATGACTCGCTGTTCAAAGTCGCTCGCTGTTTTTTCAGCATAATCATACACCATACTCGTCAAGAAGAAGTTACTTTGTTTCACGTACTGTACATCTTTACAATACTTACGACACTCTGCAAGGTATGCACCGTATGATAGGAGTATTTGAAGTGGGTGAAGTCGTTTTGACTTGTTTGTGTTGTTGCAAATAGTTTTAAGACGTTTAATTGTGTCTTTCTTGGCAAGCTTATCTTTGTAACCACACTTTTTGTACATAAACTCAATTTTAGTATATATATCGTTTAGTGCCGAAATAACTATGGTGTCCGTTCCTTTATTAGCTTTTTGTTGTGAACTTGGTTGTTCGTTAGGTGCTGTTAAAGATGACGTAGTAGTCGGAGTTGCCGTTTCTAAATCAACCTTTTCGTTTTGAACTTGGTTTTCGTCGTTTGCTAAAAAAGAGGACTGAACTATGTTTTCGTTTCTTTTTATATTTTCTTTACTTATAATAGAATTATGTATAATAGAATAATCGGTGTGCGGTTGAACGGCTACGGGGTATACGTTTGAACTGCTACCCCCCTCATCGTTTGCACACCCTGTCGTTTGTTGTTGTATGGGTGATTCAACCAAGTGTATATAGTTTTCTCCAAAACCATAAACAGAAATTGAACCATTGTCTTTCAAAAATTTATAATCCAATATACCAAAGAAAACCATTTTTTTCATTCTGTCGATAATTGCCTTTGGTGTAACACCAAGAATAGGAATATCATCAAGAACCCTTTTATGAGAAACAAAAGCGTATTGTTTCCCGTCGATTTCAACTTTTTTCATTTTGGGGTAAAAGTCGACAAACCAGCGCAACAAAACAAGGTCGGTGCAATCTATTTTTCGGGTTACTGTTTTCCCGTTTATAGTGGTTTCCGCTGTTAGAGTTGTTGCATATGCTTGATTAAAACCCTCTATTGTGTATTTCATAATTTGCTCCTTTATATGAAAACCCCCAATCTTGACCTATTGTAGAGCGCGGTCTTGATTGAGGGTTTCGTTCCTCGTACTATTAAGTTTTTCTCGTGTTATCGGCTCTACTCAACAATACGAGGATTTGGTTTGGTATGAACTCTTGTCCCAAAGTTCCCCTTAATTATAGCACGGCGGCTCTTCCGTGTCAAGCACTTGAAGCAACTTTCCGAGCATTTTTGGGGTGACTTTTTTTGTTTTTTCGCCAACTATTGCATACAACGACTGTTCGTGACAGCCACACAATTCAGCAAATCTTTTATAGCTCATTCTATGTTTAACAACATACCAAGTTATTTTATTAGACCAAAACTCGGAATCGGTCGGTATTTTAGTAGCCATTTTTGTTGATTTTTCCTCCATTAAAGTTTAGTAGTTTCACTATTTCGGTGGCGGTGTCTTTGCGCTTACAAAATCTCCATTCAATTCCATAATCTCTTGAGTATCGTTCCATAACTTTCATCAAGAACTTACCAGATACTTTGGTAAACGGCTTATCGATATATTTCCCTTTGCGTGCGTCATAAACCTCGTGTGTTGGTGACCGCCAAAATTGAACGCCATACACATTATAGATAACTTCCTCGCGGACGAGAACAATGAGTTTTTTGCCCTTGTCAATGCACCTTTGTACTTCTCGAAGAAACCTATCTTTACCGCTTTTTGTTCCAGCAATGTTAGATTGAACCTCGATTAGCCCGTTTTTCAAATCTATTACACAGTTTGGATTGAACGAACTTTGATAATCTCCCTCATCTAATTTGATTTCCTCGTAGTTGTATTGTAGTCGTTTGAAGTCTTTTAGCACATAGTCGTTGTCTTTTTCGCGAGTGTCAACCAAAATGTATGCCATAAACACCACCGCCTAATTTGAGTTTTAAGCGGGGTTAAGCCCAAAACCGAACAAGTAGTCGAATTTAAGCCCAACGCCCGTTTTTGCCATATTACACGCCGTCAGAACGGCAAGTCCGACTCGCTCGCGGGCTTGTCACCGCCAGAGGGAGCGTCCCCAAGCGTTTCAACACGGAAATTTTCGGGTGAAACAAACAGCGTACACTCGTTATAAAACTTGCCGTTGTAGTTTGTCGTTTTCTTGCGTACCCCGTCTATGATTGTGAATATGATGTTTGCGTTCACATATACATCAATATCTGCGTTGACATATACAGAGTAATACTCTGATAAAAATGAACCATCTCCTTTTGGTATCGACTCTTTGATTTTTACGATTGTGTAGTGCGAATTGTTGGTTTTGCCTTTGCGCACGTCGTAAACCTTGTAACTTTTGTTTGCTTTAATCATTGTTTTATTCCTCCGTAGACTCTCGGTAGTTTTGCATTTTCTCGCAAATTGCGTCGTAGTCTTTAAGTTTTATTAGTTTTGTCGATTCTACGCCCCACGAAACGAGCAATTCCTTTGCTTTCTCTCGTGAAATTTCGTTAATTGCCGCAAGCGCGTATATGCGTTGTGCTTGTTTTGTAGTGATGTAGTCCTCGTCGCTTTGAACTTTTTTGGCTACATCGTCGCTCACAAAATTCTCGTCCTCGAAGTCTTGCGTGAAACAGTCGCTTAAACTGCCCAAAGTTAGTGCAAGGTCAACAACCGCCCTCTTTTTTGCTTTTTTGAGTGCCGAATTTGCTTGATTGAACCCGTTTGCCGTGCCATTTGACGATTCACTCGTGTTTGCGCAACCGACACCAACTCGCACTGGTGTCCCGTTAAAATATGCAGTCGCCTTACACTCATAGTAAAAGAATCCAGACTTGTAGTCTTTGTAAGAATCTACAATTTGGACATCGTATGGGAGACCAAATGCCGTAAGAATCTTTTCCGCGCCAGATTTCATAAGCGACGGAGACTTTGCTTTTCCGTACTTACCAAAGTCGATGTCACGTTTAAGCAATACCGACTTGTCACCAATCTCAATCACATAATTGTTGCGTTTGGGTGCTGAAACAACCGCTGGTTGCTCGTACATTATCAAATCATTTTCTGCCATTTTTACACCTCATTTTTTTATTGTGTGCTTGTAAAATATCGAACCACTCGTAGTCTGGCTCAATTTTTCGGTATGAGTATGCACCCGTCTTTTTTAGGTGCAACACATATGCCTCGTCTATATTTATACCTCGTGCGTCTAACAGCCGTTTGTATCCAGCAAGTTGAACAGCCAAATATTTTACGTCTACCGAAGATGTTGTCTTGAAGTCAATCAAAACTGTTTTTCCGTCCACACGACCTATAAAATCGCACGTTCCACAATAGCCAAGATTAGCGTCGCCAAGTATGAACTCGCTAAACAGCGTTGTTGGGCGGTAAGTGTTCCACCACTCGATAAATGCGGCAAAGTACGGAATTAAGTCCGATTCCATTTCTTCTATGTCGTACTCGTCCGTAAGAACAAACTCGCTTATTGCTTCGTGAACTTTTGCGCCACGCCGTGCAGCGTTATCCAAAATTTGCTTCGACAATGCGTCCAATTTCTTGAAACTTATGGGTTCACAAATCTCGGTCACGCTCGGATATGCCTCGTCGGCTATTGTGTATGTGTGTGTGTCTTTGTCAAATTTTACGTTTGTCATTACTTACCTCTAATAAAATCAGCAAGCAAGAATAGAATGGTCAAAAATATTGCAATCGCCATCGTCGCCTCCTCTTATTGTATTTATTATACCATAGAATCGGCTCAAAGTCAATAGTTTTGTTGTTTTTTATAGCGTCACCAAAGCCATACTTCCTCATTGTGCCCCCTGTTCAGCTCAACGTATTTCGCGAATCTTTGTTCCAAATCATCAATCCATTTTACACATCGCTCCAAAGACCGAATGTCTTTTTCAGCCCAAGCAATTTTGCGTTGGTTTTTCTCGGGGTTTTTGCTCCACCGTTTAATGTCCTTTTTGTTCTTTTCAATCCATTTTTTTCGTTCCTCAATCATCTCTTGCGTGTACGGCATTGATGACAATTTGTAGTACGCGTGTCCTTTATTTGCGCACATAACACAAACAATTCTTGTGTAGTACGGTAGAACATCGTCTCGGCACGACACCATAAAACGTTTGCCGTCAACCTCGATTTCAACGTTTCGGTTGTGCAATTCAAACCAAGCCTTAAAACCGCCCGATATAGACTCTACCTCATCGTAAAAGTCGCATTTTGTTGTAAAGTAACTCATATTATCACCTCCGTTCCCGAGCATTTTTCAAGCCCACATTCCCCGACCAAAAAGACTTGTCCGTCGCACATATTTTTGTTTTTCTCGATTGCTTGAATTGCATAAATAATAGTTTTGCTTGACGCTCTGCTTGTCCCTCTTGCTACCACCCTAAAAACAAGCGTTTTAGGCGGATAGGGGTGTGTTTCAAAATAGCCGTATTCAAACTTATCTCGCAAATATTTCACGTTGTTATCATAAAACCAGTCCGTATAACGTGAGTAAGATTTGCCCCAGTTTCTGACAGTGACGAGTTGCCCCACTTTGAATTTGTACTCAATGGTTGGCATCGTCTTTCACCTCCATATCGTTTTCGTCCGCCCAAACAAAAAACTCCGTGTACGAGCCAAAGTCGTAATACCACTTTTCGTTTTTCTTCCACGACCTCACATAGAACGGCTTGAATTTGTGCTGTTTGCAAAAATCATAGACTCCTACCATAACTTGTTCTTCCGTATCTGCTGTGTAGTCGAGCAACCTCGTGTTCCCATTGTTATCTTTGAAATAAAGTCTTTTCATTTAAGCCCACCTCCAAATAGCCAAGTCAACCCGATAAAACTCAAAATTGATAATAGTATTGCTAAAAGATTCATTGTTATTCCTCATATAAATCTAACCCATATATATGTCCGTAAGTCCGTCCTCGTTGAACAGCAACTTGTCAATGCGCAACACAGAGATGTCTTTCTTGTGGTACGGCTCATACAAGCGTGACCGCATATAATCGGGCGGGTATATACGCACAACCTCTTTGTACGCAACGTCAATCGCTTTCTTTTTACTGTCGGCTTTGACAATGAAATCGATACAGTCGGTGCTGTATTCTTTTACTTTTACGATGTAGTAGTACATCTTGTTTATATTCAACTCCTTTCCATATCTGCGAGCCACTTTGCAAGAACCGCTTGGCAAAACTTGTCCGACATATATTCGGTATCTTTCAGCCACTTGCCCGTCTTTTCGTTGTATGTGATGTTCAATTCGCCAAAGCCTATACCGTTTGCAACCCATTCTATGTTGAGTGCATATGTGTCGGGGTAGTGGTCGTTGCACTTATACATCTCGCCAGTTGCCTCTATGATTTCGTATTCTTTGCTCATTATTCTTAAATCTCCTTTAATATACTATGTATTTGCCTTTCTCATTCCAACAACCGTGCGGGCAGTGAAATGAGTATCGCCATTTACATTTGCTACAAGGCATTTTGTCCCAATCTACTTTGATTTCGGTTATAGTGCTATCATCATTGATGCGTTTAATTGCTACTATGTTCATCTTTCACCTCCGCCTGTTTGCACTTGTCGCAACGCTTGCAACAGTACCACCAATTATCTTTGTCAATTTCTAATTCGTCGCCATAGAGTAAACACCGATATTGACCAAAATAACCAGTTTTGAGCAACGAACAAGTGTCGCCGTCGTCGCAATATTCGTCATTTGGCACTTCTATTTCAGCCCTTATTTTTGCCATTTTGCACCTCTTTATCGAGCCATTTTTTCACCGCATTAAAAGCGTCCTCATAGGTTTTGTAAATGTTACCACCAAACTTATACTCTATGTGAGGATTGTGCGACCGCAATTCGTCTTTTGTCCGATATGCTTGAACACAATCTATAAGCTGGTCTGCTATCATTTTATCTCCTATTAACGACAATATTTTTTCTCTATTTGTCATCTTTCACCTCTGCTTGTTTGCACTTGTCGCAACGTTCGACTGTATCCCAGCTAAAGCCCCAGTCGTCTAATACTTCACGATGGTTAAGTTCCTTTTCAAACAGCAAACAGCAACCAAATTCATCTAATAGTCTACAACTATCACATTCACCACTTGGCACTTCGATTTCAACTCTTATCTTCGGCATTTTGCACCTCCTTTAATATTTTGTCAATTTCACGGCAATCATCGATTATCTCTCGTATGGACATCACTGCAAACGTCATAAAAACCGAAACACTGATTATACATACTACAATATAAGCAATGAGTGACAATTCACCGCTTGTCGCAAGCTCAACCGATGCAATTATAAGACCTACAATATAACACAAGACTAAAAACATATTAAACAGTACTCCAAATATGTTCTTTACAATGTTACTTATCATTTTGCACCGCCTTAAAAATCTTTCAATTCAGGTTTGGGCGAACCTTGCCTGTAAATGACTATTTTTATCTTCATATTTTGCTCATCGAAAAACTGTTGAAGTTCGTCAATGTCGATAGAGCCGTCCTCTACCAACAAGAGTTTCCACTTAGTTTGTTTCGGGTTATTAGTCTTTTTACTCATTTTCTACCTCCTTGATGAGTTCGTCGATTTGTTGAGCAATATCCCACGGATAGCCCATATTCTTAATTGCATAATCGTGTCTTGTTTTTAACTCTTTAAGCACATCGATTTGTGCGTGTTTTTGTGCTGTTCTTACAAAGTCGCAAGTAAATCTTGCCCCAAGTCTTTTGGTAAGTTCGCAATTTTCGGCTTTTAACCGCTCAATCTCGGCTTTGTACCTATCTCGGTCGTGTTCCGCTTTTGTCAGTTTCTCTCTCGTTTCGGTTAAAACCTTGTCTGCGACTTCAAATCTGTTTTTGTACTCGGACACGTCGCCGTAACCTGCTTGCACAAGAGCCAACGCCTTTCTATATTGATTACAGTCTTTTTCATATTGGTAATCACAATGATTACAATCTGTATCAAAGCATTTTTTAGTTGCTTCTAATAGAATTTTTACGATTTCTTCGATTTGTTCTTGTTCAGTTTTCATCTTCAAGTTCCTCGATGTATTCGTCTATTATTTCTGGGATATATTCTTCATAAACCCCAGCGCAACGGCTTAACACCGATTTCAGAGCGTCAAGTTGCCCTTTTTTGTATGCCTCTTTATATGCTTTTTGCACATCGGTTGCCCATTTGCTCGTATACTTGCTTTCAGCCATCTTTTCACCTCAATGTGTAGTAGTATTTTTCGAGTTTTTCAAAATCTGAAACACTCAGCCCGAATACCTCAAAGTATTCATAGTCGTAACATATCTTTACGATAAAATCTGCGTCGTCATTAAGGCGCACTGTTGGGTCGCCACTAAAATTAGCGCAGTCAAAAATTCCAAGACGAGCGTCATCGATGTTTTCCTCTATAATCTTTTTTGCTCTTTCAAGTTTTGTCATATAACTATTTCACCTCCCAACTCTACAACCTCAAAGATGTCGTCTGGTCTAAACGCAACGTATGCCCCAAACAAGTCCAACAAGTCCGCAAGGCTGTCCTCTGAATCGAACTCGCTATCATAGAACAAAAATGTTTTCCCCTCGTCGTTGTTCACATCGCGTGCGCTCGCATACGCTTTTAGGAAGTCCCGCAGGTCATCAATACAATCCACATTTGTAAAAACTTCGCCGTGACCGCCTGTTACGCTGTCCTCGATTTTTATTCTTTTTAGCACAGTCCATATCCTCCCAAGCATTTCAAAAACTCATTAAGGTCTTTGCTGTCATAATTCATTGTAGCATAGTCCTCTGCTTTTTTCCACAATTCATCGTAAAGTTCAGAAAAAGCGTGATTGCTAACTTTTTGCATAGAGGCTTTCACTTTGGCTGTCGACACCAAATCTGCCATAACCTCTGGGTTGTCCTTGTATTTATCGAACGCCAAACCGAACCTTGTCCGTATGCTTGTTGTGCCAAAAGCCTCGGCTTGCGTAAAATCTTCCCAAAACTTTGGGGCTGGCTCATCTTCTACGATAACTTCGTCGCAAACTTCCCAATTCGTGAACCCGATTTCGTCAAGTTCTGCTTTCGTGATTCCGATATCGTCCTTTATTCCATCTACAAATGTCGCATAATCCACATCTGGATACCAAGTTTCATAGATTATCTCGACCGCATTGTACAACAAAATTTTGAGTCGTTCATTATCGTTTCCAACTGTGCCCATAGTTATCTCTCCTTTGCCATTGTTCGGCTTGCATTTCAAAAATCTCCTCTTGGTACAAGCCGCAATCTACGCACCTATAAAACGCTTTTAGCCCTCTCGGTTGTGCATAAATCACGGTTTCGCCTTTCTTTATTGTCCGCCCGCACTTTTGGCAGGTGTGTTCTTGCCTACTTATCCGTTGTTCCAATGTCAGCCTCCAAGATGTCAACCGTGCGGTAAAGGCTACCGTTGATTATTCTGTTGCCGACACGAACATACGCTTGGCGTTCAACGGCAATAACAATGTCATTGATATCTCGCTTGTCAATCTCGACAACATCTTCGTCGCCGTCCCAACTAAAAAGGTGTGCATAATATTTCATAACACCAACTCGCTCCTATCCAAAAATTTTGTAGAGAACCAAATGTAGTGGTCTGTGATTTTGTCAGAGGCGCATATAGTTCCACCAAAATATGTGTCATAATTAGAGTCCGCCACATAACATCTTCCCGCATAACATTTCATTTTGCGCATATCACTGCTTGAAACGCCTGCGTCTTGCATTTGGTCTTTTGTCATAATAACAATTTCTTTGCCGTCGGCTATCTTCATTTTTTCTTACCTCCGCTAATATTGAGAATGTACGATTGCTCTGGGTATTCTTCAACAATATCTGCATAGTCGAGCGGCATCTTTGTTCTTGTTGACAGCAATTCGGCATCGGCATATTTTTTTGTGAGCCAAATGTCGCTGTAAATCGTCCCACTGCTGTCTATAAAAACTCGCTCAAAACTTGTTTCTTTGCCGCCCACATATAGCACTGCTTGACTGCTATCTACAAAATACGGATTTCCGCCCGTGCTTTTCTTTTCTTTCAGTTTGTATGTTTGTTTCGGGTAATCTCTCGTCACACTCCAATACGATTGAGTGTAATGATATTTTGTTCCTATCAGATACCCATTCTTAATCTCGTTTTTCAAGTCTTTGTCCTTGTAGATTTTTCCACTACTGTCCATATAAATCTTGTCGAACTTAACTTGTTCCATACCTACAATGAGAATTACTTGGTCGGGAGCGAGCCAAATCGGGTCTTCATCTTCTTTGCGTGCATTGTTTTCCCACCACGCCCCGCTGTATATTGATTCTTGGTAGTAGTCATCGTCATAGTATTTCGGCGTGTATTTTTGTGACACAACCGTTTTTGTGACATAAGGCTCTACAAAATCGAACTTGCTTGTTTTTTCGCCTATCATTTTTGTCGCTCTTTCAATTATGTCATACATCTCGTCGAGTTTCACATACTCATACCAACAATGTGGGCAATAGTATCCGCACGAAATGTTGACTGCCTCAATTTTGAACGCAGGCGCAATGTGCGAAATGTCCGAGCAAGAGCCTGTCGCTTTGACAAAACCGAACTTTTTGATGTGAGCCTCAAAATCTTTATTGTAATCTTTGTAGAACACATAGTCGTTCCCGCCTTTTCTATCAAACTCGACCGCATAATTTATGTCGCCGAGGTCGATTCCAGCCTTGCAAAACTTGCGTGCGCCCACACAACCAATTTCTTCATCTTCCAAGAACACGACCGAACAATCGTATTTTTGCAAAATCTCGAGAATCATAATTATTCCACATCTATCGTCACCCCCGATTCCATCCAAGGACATAATGGTTTTCCCGTCCTTTGAGTACAAAATCGTTTTTGGCGATTCCTTGTGAACCGTGTCCATATGAGCCACGAGCAAAACAGGGTGCGTGCCTTTCGAGTACAAGAACCCATCTTGCGACAAAATCTCTCGCCCACCGCCTGTCAGATAGGTTTCGAGCGCAGATTTCAACTCGGTTTGTGTTGCTTTGAATATATTTTCAATCGTTTTCTTGTTCATCTTTGCATCTCCTGATTAATAGTATCTGTCGTGACATTCATTGCAGTAACAACAGTGCGAATTATTGTTGTGTTCTTTTCCGCATTTAGGGCATACGATAGTTCCGCCAATCTCTGGAAGTTCAAACGGATTCACATCGTCGTAATATTCTGGAATTGACACGCCCGCTTTCGGTATGATATTTATGTTGTACTCATACACATAATCTTGATAGTGAAGTGATTTCGGTGCGGTCGCGAAAAACTTTCTCGAACCGCTCGTAACATTCCATCTAACCATTCCCCAAATGTCCTCTTTGTCTTTGTTGCCCTCGCACTCGTCTATTATGCCCCTTACAGTATCTCTCGTGAGCGTAGAGTATGCTTTGTCTGTCCAGCTCGGATACAATCTTGATTGCATTAAGAACTTCGACGAGTACATAAAGAGTTGTCGATGAAGTTTCGGGTATGTATAGAAGTCTCCATCTCCTTTAATGTTGTCGACCGTGAAGAGAATCATCGTCACTTTGTCCATTGGGTACGACATTGTGCCTGCTTGATAACATTTGTTTGAATTTCCGTACTCCAAAAAGTGGCAACTGCTCCACGAGTTTCCGTTTGACATCAACAAGAAGTCGAGCGGGTTGATTGACAAGCAGTATCTTCTCTTAACTTTTCCGTCCGAGAAAGCGTCGGAAAGTGTAGCGAATTGTTTTTCAAAATCATCGCACTTTGTTAGTCCTATCGCACCACACAATTGACGAATCGCCCTTGTGTACTTTGCGCCCACGCTTACTTTTGCGCCCGATATGAATTTCTCTGCGCTTTCCTTAAACGAAGATGTTACACTCTTGCATCGCGTGCAAAAATTTGAATCGCCACTGCAAAGGATATTGTACAATGTGCGGTCGGTAGAATTGTTATAAACCCAATTAGCAAAAGTCACAACCGCTTCCCATCTCTTGCTCTCGGTTGTCGTGCGCTCTTCCTCAAAGATGTCAGACACGCACAAATTCTTTTCGTCCCAAGCGTGATGTTTTCGGAGTATGCTTGCGAGCCAACCTTTTGATTTGTTCCACTTTTTGAGCCACGCCATCACACCGTCGTGAGTTGCGTCCTCGTATCCGTGTTCCTTGAATACCGTGACCGCCTTGTCGCACAAATCTCCAAGTTCGCTTTCAGGCATAACCATCGCATCTGGTTTAGGTTCAAACGGCGTGTACTCTACTCTTGTCGGATTCTTACATTCAAAATCTGCGCTCGTCCAAGTTTCAACAGATGTGTTCCCTGCCCTTACTGCCGAAACAAAAATGCTGTTCGCATCTGTGATTTTGTAGTAGTAGCCGTTAATTTTGTATACATCGCCGACCTTGTATTTGCTTGTTTTGTCGTTCTCATCTAAAACTCGTATCGGAGCATTGTAGAAAAGCACATTTTTCCCGTTCAGAGCCACAACGCTGATATACTCTTTGACATACGCTGCTGTCACCGAGATGTACAACGGTTTTTTCTCTGTTACTCGGAAAATTCCGCACTTGTATGCGACCAAATCTCCAACCGCAATCTTCTTAAAGTCGTCGCTCGCCTCTGACTCATCAACCAAAATGCAGTTTTCGGGCGCAACACGCTTTGAATAACAACCTTGATTATATACAGTTCCTGTTAAATCATCGTTCTCGCCCAAAAGTATATAAACATTGTCACTACTTTCTTGCTCGCCTTTGATTTTGACAATTGAACCAATCGGTGGCAGTGACGGGAGATTGATTTCCAAGTCGTCAAAGCCATCAAAACCTCTCGACCTCATTCTATGCTCGGTCGAAAGCCTTATGATTTTGTTTTCAGTGTCAACCGCAATAACACGAGGTGAACCATCAGACAGTTGTGCCGTGGTGGTAAGCGATAGAACATCAGTGGGTGTAAGCGGTGCGCCTTGCAATACCGCCTTGTATCCGTCCTTGTAAAGTTGGTGCACCATCTTTATGAGCGTTTTTTGATTCCCGTGGCTCGTGTAAATCTTGTCGAACTTCGGGAACTCCAAAAAATCGTCAATCTTTCGGTCGGGCTCTTTTTCTTGATAGCCGCTCATAGCGCCAAAAGATAGTTTGCCCGTGTTTGTCTTGAAGCAAGTTTCTGCCTCATATTTATCGTAAATAGATATATCTTGGTCAACATCGATTTCTCGGTCGTTCTTCCAAGTATATCCCTGTTTTTTCGCAAGTGTTAAAAATTCTCGAACCGCAGATTTGGTCGAGCAGTGGTAGATTCTTTTTTGTTTAATTTTCATCATTTCGATGCCTCCGAAAATTTTGTGGGGTGTATGGGAGCGAGTTTTGCCCCGCCCCCATAGATTTGCGTGTCGTTATGCACGCTTGATTCTGAAACCGTATGTGTCGCAGATGTCTTTGAGCGAAATGTCCTCCGCCTCGTCGTCCACGTCGGTCAAATCGCAAATAAGCTCGTCGTCATCGTAAAGATTGCCGTCTGCTTTGCTGTCCGTTCTGTGCGCATAAACTGCAACGATGTCAAGGGAGTCTTTTGCTTTGTGCGTGAGGTCATCGTTGAAATTCGCAAGTTTTGTGAATCTCTCGCCTGCGCCCGAACCAAAAAGAACGTCGCCCACATCGAGGAAGTCAAGCACAACCAATCTGCGTTTGCCGTTTGCGTACTCGACAACCATTCCCGACTTCAAATCGGATTTCGTGAATTTTGATACTGATTTTGTTCTTGCCATAAAATCTACCTCCTGTATGGCTTTTATTTTTTTATTAAATCGTGACTTCCACGCTTTAACCTAAATTATTAATTCTGATTCAACATCGTCTGTCACAATCAGTTTTACCCAATCGATGTGATACCAATAATCATCATCGCTTACTCTGAAACAATTATCGTTCCACGCTATTCGCTCTACAATGTGAATTTTGTTGTCAAAAAACACCGATATATGGAATCGACAAAGTGGTTTCTACACACTCTTTTTTGGGTTTTAGGATTATCATACTGCCCGAGTGTAAATCTGTAATTCTCATAGAATCACCTCGCCTTCTAAATCGCACGTAGTTATTCTCGCCTCAATCCAATCTTTGGCGTACATATAACCGTCACCGATTCTAAAACAGGTAAAATCGTCACGTTTGCAAACAGATGTTATAAAGTGCCACTTGCCGAAACATTTTACCATATTTTCGTTTAATCCCAAAGCATCCATTGTATGTGTTCTACGCACATCTTCAAGCGGCTTTAACAAGATTCGGTCTCCAACCGATAATTCTGCGCTCATTCCTCGCTCACCTCGACAACGCACCCGAACAGCGTTTTCGCTTGCACATAACAATCTCCGTCGTTTATCGCAAATGCAATACGCCACTCGCCATCAAGCGTGAATAGGCTTACAGATGAAATTGTGTCTTTGCCGATTTTTGCCCCGACAAGTTTGCTCGCTTTGGTCATCGGAATAACCAACACTTGCTTTACGTCAGAAACATCAACCGACTCATCATCATCGTCCTCGTCGGTTGGAATCGTGGTGGTGGCAATCGGTTCGTCTGACGGCTCGATTTTGTTCAAATATGCAAGCACGTCCGCAACCGCACGCTCAATCGCATTGATTGCAGGAATACTCGATGTTTTCAACTCGGTTGAGTCGAAAATGAGTTCTGTGTCGACGATTTTGCCCACAAGCCTGCCGAGATTTGAAACCCCGCCATCGTGTCGGTGTGTCATTCCGACACGCACCACGACGTTATCGTTGCTTGCGCTGATTCCTCGCACAAAATAGTTTGCGTAAAGATACACGTTCTCGTTGCAGGCGATAATTTTGCTTATCGTTGTTGGTTTTGTTGTTTTTGCTCCTCTTGGCATAATGATACCCTCCAAAATGTTTTTTTATAATCACGGCTATTCCGCCACGACTTCAAATATGATTCTCGCATTAAGACCGTTTTTCGATGCCCAAAATATAGCTTTTTTATCCGCTATGAACTGCTCTGCACATTTAACCCCATCATAAGACATATATATTTGTCTATAATGGTCATACGCATTGATTGCACTACCAATCGACCTAAACTGTTCCGTTATTACATCTGGTCTTATGCCCGTCTCGTGTATTATTCTTGTTACTTGATATTTCATCCTTTCACCTCGCTCAATTTTTTGTACGCCGACTTGCAAAGCTTGATTGTAGTCGGGTTCACATAAAGCATCGAGTCAAAAACAGGCTCGCCGTCTATCATCATAAACGGATTTGACACATACTCGGTTTCTCTTGTCAGAACGTACAATCCGCTGTTCCAACGATAAACCTCATACCCATTTGCATAGATTATGCGGTCATACATCTTGTTGTCGCACGCTCTTTGATTAAGTTCAGTTTTCATATCTTACCTCTTTTTCGGTTATTGTTGCAATTTTTTTATCTGTTTCGAGGTCAAGAACCTCTATAATGCAATCATCGTAATTTTCAAGACATATTTTAATGTGGTCGATGACTTTTTCTGCCGCACCATCAAAGTCTAACCAGTATGTTTCCATAAGATATTTAGTCGATTCTTTTTCCCACTTCCCATCACGGCACATTCTCTTAAAATAAGGGTTTACACTGCCACATCTACGAGCGTAAAAGTGCTTGTTTTGTATTTTTAGCCTCAATAGTTTGAAATCGATGGTTTTCCTAATTTGTTCAATCTCGCGCTCACATTGTTGCTTGCTTATAAAAACTTGCGGGCAAAGCAGATTTCCGTTATAATCATATGGGTATTCAGACGCGAAAGCGATATTCAACACTTCTTCCGCTGTCATCTCGCCGACCTTGTAATCATTGCCGTCAAGAGCGGGATAATAATACTTTTTCATATCTACCTCCGTTTTATTTACCAAACGATGACACTTTTTGTTTTTATGTTTTTGTAAACATCGCTATTGCGTGGTTCTAAACTGTTCAGAACCACATTATCTCGTTTCACCAATTCAAAATCTTGCGTAAGACCGTCGTCGCCAAGTACGGTGCATACTTTCCCATCCACGACTTTGATCGACGCCCCACAAAAATCTTCGTTTGTACAAACATATCGTATTGTTTTTTTGCTTTGGTAAATCAATTCCTTAATTTTAAGTTTTACGATTATCCATCTGTACCCGCCACTATCTCTGTAACAGCAACGGCACACGTTTGTGTATACGATATCTCCGACATTGAAACGTCTATCTTTTAGTTTGGCTTTTTTACAATCTTGCAAACTATCAAAAAGCAAGCAATGACCGTTTTTACAAAAATCGCACACCTCGCAATTAAAATCGCGTGGGACATTGACTGCCCCTACTCGCACCTGATTGTATTCCATATCAACCTCCACATATACAGCACATAATAATCCAGATAATCGCGCACGCTCTTATCTAAAAACTACTAATACACTATATATCATTGTATTTACTTATTATATAACTAATCGCGCCCGAGCGCACACGTCCGCCCGCCCGATATACGCCTTTGCTATTAAACGTACACTCAATAATCTACTACACTCTATATAGACTACTTGCACTTATTAACGACGTATAATCTACTCTTTATTAGCTTAGATACTGCACTATATACTTATACTATCGTATATCCCTCCGTACTACACTATGATATACTCTCCGTCGGTTACATTCTTAGATTAATAACTACACTCTATACTATTATATATATCACGCACCACATAGCTTATACTTAGATATACTACGCTCATATATATATTCATAGGCAGATAAATTATGCTTATATAGGCAGATAAATAACGCACACGCACGTATATTGCCTGCATATATAACTAAGGATATACTGAGTATATATAGATAGAGGGTTGTGGGGTTCACGCTTTTTGCGCCCGACGAGAGCGTGAGAACGCCGAGCCGATGGATAGTGGCTTACACATCAGCACCGCCCCGTGATGAGGAATTCGGCTTACAACCTCGAATTACAGCGCGCCATATCGCGACTTACAACGAGGACTCATTTACTGCGATGTCAAATCGGTTTGGTTTTGGTGACGCACGAGAGAGTTGCACTCCCGATTGCTGACTGAGAATCAGCCGTCTTGCTTCTTGACCAGTGCGCCAGATGTTGGGAGGTTTGATTTTACGATGAACACCGCCCAAAACATCGTCACAAAAAGTGGAGGGCTATTAGTTCACGCAAATCGCTATGTCCTCGCCGAGATGGCGAATGAACAGTTTGCGGATTGCAGACTCGAAAGAATCTGCGAATACCGCCGCACATCTTGCGTGGTTGTTGCAATCATAATAATGTACGTAAAAATACTGCGATGTCGTCATTTGTCTGAATCTCCATAAATTTCTGATTTTGCTTGGGCGACTTCATCTGGGAAAAACACTCGGAGCTGCTCCAAGATATAATCACCCTCGGCGACTCGCCCTTTCAGATAATCTGATTTGAGAACCGTTGCCCCTGCGTCAGACGTATCTCGGCGCAGAATAATCATCTTTGCTATGCCAACGATTGATTTGTTCATATCAAACCTGCCTCTGCGAGTTCATCTCTGAACGCCCGCTTATAATTATTGATGATTGCTTTGCCGTGCGAATCAAAATTTACGCCGAGCGAAAGCGTGTCTTTGTATCTTTTTATTGAACTGCGCACATCGACGCTTTGGTTGCCGTAACGCTTGTTGATAACATCGCGCCTCAAAGATAATAATTTTACATCTAATTCTGACGTCATAATAATTTACCTCGCAAAATAATAATTTGCCTCGTGGGAATCGGGCAATCAAAAAGTTTAGCATTTATAAACATCTTGACGCCCGACTCGGCAATACGCAAAAACGGCGGGCAGATGCCCGTCCGTCTTGCTTGTGGTTGTGGTTGCTGTCGCTTGCGGTTACGCTTGCGGGAGCTCGATGTTTACGCTTGCTAACGCTTGCGCCATTGCCTCAGCTGTCGCACGGTTCACTCCGTATGCTCCCATAATACCGACAATAATTTTATCTTGCGCCGCCTCTTTGGCTTTGCGTTCACGTTCTGCACGTTCTGCAGCTTCTCTCTCACGTTCAACGGCGAGCTCTGCCTCAACGCTTGCACACAGCTTTGCGTATACGTCACCGTCCGTCAATGCTTGCACTGCTAACGCTTGCGCCCTCTCGATTTGCTCAATGCTTGCGCCGTATTGCTTGCAAGTCTCACACTTTGCAAAAAAGCCGTCACACAATAGAGCTGCTAGACGGTTGTCGCTTGCGCTTGCAAGTTTGACAAGATTTTTAGCTTTGACCGCTCCGCCGTCCGCCTTGCGCTCTTTTTTCGGTTGCGCTTGAATATACGGAACGAGCTCGTCTGCGACTTGCTTAAACTCCGCAGCTTTGAGTGAATACGTCACACCGTCGACGGTTATGTATGCGCCCGAAATGCCTTCTGCGCCATAGCGTGCCGATATTGTGTAGTTGTTGCCGTCCTCGTATGTGACGACTCCGTCGTTGATTGTTGCCTCGATTTTGCTCTCTTTGTTGCTAAAAGTAAATTTTTTCATTTTTTGTCCCTCCGACTTGATTTTTTGATTGTCAAAAATTTTAGACTTAGCTGTCCTCACTGTCGGTTATGAGGCGACCGACCCGTCCGCAGCGACCCGCCCTCGCTGCTAGCAAGCTTATAGTACACCTTGCGGAAGGCATTTGCAAGCATTTTTTCGCTTGTTTTTATAGACATTTTTGCGTTTTTGTGTGGTTTATCGACAGTCGGCTTGTTTTGTGTGGTTATTGTACAATGTGTATGTTTTTTCGTGTGTCGGTGTTGCCGTTTGTGTGAACTGAACCGCCGACGCCGTGTAAAGCGTTTTAAGCGGTGTTTGCGCTTGCGGTCGGGTTGTTAGTCTAGTTGTGCGCTTGCGCTCGTTTTTGCCACGTTTGGCGGCTTTATATTGCCGTTTGCGTTTGCGGTTGCCGTTTGCGCCATTATATATGCGCGCGCGCGCGATTCCTTATATGTGCAAGGGGGGTCAGGGTATTGAAAGTGCCTCGGTGGGGGGGGTGTCACCTCCACGTACAATTCTAATAAATAGCTATAGTAAAACTCAAACTATACATTTACCAGTGGAAAGAGCGGGAATTAGGGGGCAGAGGTGGGGCGAACGGGGTGCAAAAAGTCCCCTAAAAATTTTTTGGTAAAAACGCTTGACATTGGGTCAAACTGGGTGTATACTGGGTGTAGAAAAAGACGAAAGGGCGAGAAACGGACGCTTGGAGTCAATGAATATGATACGCGGTATTGTAAATACTATGTATATTGGGCATTGCTGTTCTCTTTGAGGTTTCCGTTTCCAGCAGTGTCCTTTCTTTATATGCCGAGGCAAACATACGACCTCGTTAAAAACCGTTGGTGTGGCAGAGCCTAAATGCGTAAAATCTGCTCGGGCAACAGAAGCGTGTCACCCCGTGGAGTTGTTTCGTGAGCAGGATAGTGGTCACCAAATTAACCTGCATAAAAGAATACGGTGCTTGTGGCTGGAAGCCTCTGACAGACAAATTGTTGGCAATACCCAAGGACAGAGGTGCGGGTGCTAACATCGGGCTGAAATGCTCGGACTGCGGGTGACTAATGAAATGGGCAGAAACTTCAAATTGTGGCAAGCCTATTACGTTATGCGGTGTTTGCTTGTGTTGAAGCAGGCAAATACTGTCTAACTTCAAGAGCATTGCTTAAAAAATGGCAAGACGGTTGGTGAGTATGGAAAACAAGAACACGAAAAACAAAAGCAAAAACTATATGAAGCGACAAATCAAGTACCCAAGTGAAAAAACTCTTCAAAAACGAGTTGGTTACACAGAGCTTATACCTAAAACGCACTACAATGGGATAGTTTGCCCAAAATGCGGTTGTCGCGAGTTCTCGCTTTACAGAATCAAGGTGAACACGGTCGCATACTGCACAAAATGCTTGTCGTACATAAAGTTTGTGAGCAAAGAAGACCTCGAAAAAATTGTTGAGCGGTACACGGGCGTCAAAAAATCACAAAAGTAAGAGTAAGCGTAAAAGCAAGTAATTACGACGTAGAGTAGGGTAACAACCTACTTTTTTATTAGCAAAACTGGTGGTGGCGAAGGAAGTCGCCCTCTGGCGTAAAAAAAGGTGTTGACAAGACGAAAAACAAGTGGTAAACTTGAAGCGAAAATGAGGAGGCGGAAAGCTGTGAAAGTAATAACGAGTGGCAAAGACAACAGAGTTGTGACGTGCGGGAAGTGCAGGTGCGTGTTCGAGTTTGATGAGCGCGACGTTCAGCAGTATGACTTGCGAGACGACTTGTTCTCGTTGTTTATACCGAGCACTGTCGAATCGAAGATTGAGTATGTGGAGTGTCCAGAGTGCGGGCACATAGAAACAATAAACCGCCTGAACAAGCGGAAAGAAATAACGGAAGACGACTATTCTATACGAGTTTTCAAAGACAAAAACTAAAAACGTGCCGCTTGGCTTATGGGTTTTCAACATTTTCTCCCTGCCGAGCCAACAAATAAACAAAAGCCAGAACACCTCGCTGGCGGCGGCACTCCTCCCTGTATACGCTGGTAGTATAATGGAAGTACGACGGTCTCCAAAACCGTTTGTCGAGGTTCGAGTCCTTGCCTGCGTGCCAACAAAAAAACTAAGTCGGAGGAAAATACGACAATGAGAACAGGAACATTTATGATTGAAATGAGCAGTAGGTGCAGACAATGCCCGTACAAAGAGCTGGAGCTTAGCAAGTACAGCAGCGTTGTTGACGGGAAAAAAGTTGGAGTGCACTACGAAATTGAGTGCGTGCATAAAAACGTGTGCGAGTATTACATTATGAATTACTGCGGGGAGGGCGGCGACGATGAGTAAGTATATTTCGGCTGCGCTTAAAGAAGAAGTCAAGAGAAGCCACTACACATATGAGAGCTTGGCGCGCGAACTCGGCTTGTCTACAAAACAAAATATGAACTTTTACTTGAATCACAAAGATGACGCGGAGTGGACATATAACGACATTAAGCGGTTTTGCCGCTCGTTGGGCGTGAACCACATACTGTTTTTACAAGATGTCGACAGAAAGAGTAGATTGGGTTGACAAGTTGCGGGAGTCCGCGGGTTGCAAGACGTGGAAAGAGTATTGCGCGCTTATTGGGGCGAACTACCACGCTTTTATGTGTCGGCTTGAGAACGGGCGGGTGTCGCCAAGTATGGTCAAGGCGATGAGCAACTACCACGGCATAGATTTAAGTTTTCTTGAAAATGACGATACACATTGCATATGCACGACAAGCACAAGTACGAGGGAGACGACCTCAAGGAAATAGAATATAACTTCAAAAAGGTTGCGGGGAAGAACCCATTGCGGACGTACAGCTTTGCGAAGTATTCACTGAAAGACGAGTTTAATGCTTTGGTGACAGAGTGTAGGCTCGTCAATTTAATGTACAAGTTAAACGATTTTCGGGCGAGTTGCTATGCTTATACGCACACAATGCGAAAAATAGAGGAAATGCTCGAATACTGTTACAAGTATTTTGCGACATCTGCGTGGGTTAAAGAGTGGTGTGGCTTGCAAGACGAGAACACGGAACAACGTCAGCAAGACGGCTCGGTAAAACGGTACAGCCACTTGGCATATATATACGACGTGTTGCGCTGGGAACAAATGGCAATAGCGGCTCGCTACTTTATTGAGTACAACATACAATATTTGGAGCGCGACAAGACCAAAAAAGCATACCCAAGTCGTAAACGCATACTCGAATCGGCAATTTGGTGGTTCAATCAAGGTTTGCTCGGTCGTTTTGGGCTAAAAATGCCGACTTCAGACCTAAACTACCAGTTCACGCCCTCAAAAATCGTGTTTTCCACGTTCCCATCGAGCGGAAAATCATATCTCGTCAACACAATGAACGAGATGTACTCTGAATTAGCGTGGATTATCTATGAGAAAGGCGGATTCCTGCGCGTTGGCAACGAACAAGGGAACATCTTTGCACAATCAGCGCAAACTAAGAACCTAATTGAGAACAAGAGAATCATTGATATATATCCAGAGAATCGACAACTGATAATCAAGGGAATGTATAGACCTTTTAGCAAGTCATCAGACGAAGAATGGATTATAAATGGTGTCAAGTACACTCCTACGGCTACTGTTTTTAAGACAAGAGACTCTGCAATTAACTCTGTGCGTTGTTGTGTGGCTGCAATGGACGACCCATCTCGCGGTCAACAAGAAGCAACAAACTCTAAACTGCATAACGATATTGTTCAGTTGTTTAGGGGCGACTTTTCAGACCGTTTTGAAGAACAAGACGACCAGCTCATTTTGCTTACTGGCACAATGTTCAACCCGAACGACGTGTTTGCCCAAGAAATCGGGCTGGCAATGAATGGCGCACGCCCAGACCCCCGCTTCAAGAATACATATATTAGTGCGGATAACAAAACGATAGTTATAATCAATGACTGCGAGAACGAGTTTGGTGAAAGCGCATACCCAGAGTTTATTAGCACCGAAGCATTAGTGCAAAAACGAAACGGTCTCGACCCGTACAGTTATGCGTGTATTTGGAGGCAAAAGCCAATTCCAGCCGAGGGACTCATTTTTGACTACGACTTCTTGAAAACATACGACGAATTGCCAACAGAAGACCTCAACGAACAGTCCATTTCGTACATTGACCCGACAAGGCGAAGCGCAAAAGACTTTTTCTCAATGCCAATACTGCGCCAGAACAAGAAAGACGAACTTTTCTACTTCACGGACTGCATTTTTGTGCAAAAAGCGTCAATCGACTTGTACGGAGATATTGTCAATAAGATTATCAAAAACAAGATTGTTAAATTGATTATAGAAGAAAACGTAGATGGCAGTTTGGCAGAAGTCATTAAGATGAAACTCAAAGCCCTTGACATTCGTTGGTGTGAGGTTATTACCAAGTATAACACTGTCAACAAAGCCCAAAGAATAGCACTTATGGCTGGCACGGTTAAGGAAAATATTGTGTTCCCGTCAAAGCGTAGGTTCGCTGGAAGAACCCAAATGGGCATTTTTATGAACAATATGACGCAATACTCGGCTGACGTGTCTAAAAATTTGCACGACGACGCCCCCGACTCAATTTGTGGCGTGGCAGAGAACTTCATTTTCAATGTCAACTCGAGAAATGTGCTTAAGACATACAAACAACTTCCTTTTTGAGGTGAAAAATGGCAAGAAAACCGAAACTTGACTCGCAATTAGTGCCGAGAAAAAACCGAGAAATGGTCTATAACGACTTAGAGACCTGTAAAACAGAATATCTTGACAAAATCAGGCGAGAGATCTCCGAAATCGACTTTGATGACTTGCGGTGCAACAAATCTAATTTCATTGAGGGGAAAATCATAAAACCAATGCAATATTTTGTCGAGCGAAAGGGTGGTAGCACATCTGTTAGCGCTGAAGATTTAATGGAAGCAATGGATACGCTACGCCAAATCACATTGATGTTGAGCGAAAGCACAAGATTCCAACCTACAATCTATTCGTTGTGCAAGATGTTAAGCGTATCAACCCAGACATTTAACAACTGGACATACGAAAACAATGATAAAGGCGAAGTCGCAAGACAAATCCAAGATTGGTTCAAATCGATACTTGTTCAGGGTATGTTGACTGGTGAATACGACTCTCGTGCTGGCGCATTTTTAGGCAAAGCGGTTCTCGGAATGAAAGAGGATGACGGAAGCCAAACAAACATCAACATAATTGGGTCAGATATGAAACTCGAAGACATTTTGGCAGATTATCAAAAAAATCTAAAATAGGTGTTGACAACATAAAAAAAAGGTGCTATTTTTAAGACAAGAACCAAGCGAGGTTGAATTTTGGCGTTGGATACAAAGTATTGTGGTAGAAAAATCATATGCACGAACCGAGAGTTGACGGGCAATGCCGCTGTCGACGCGCTAACGGTTATGCAGATTCTCAATGACGTGCTTTCAGTGCACCAACAAAACGTGCAAGAAGAAGACGAATTGTTTAGAATTTTCTTCAACGACTCATCTTATTGGTCGAAAGACAAAAAGCAACGCAACGACATCAGCAACAAACTTACTGTTGACGACGCTTGGGCTGTTACAAGAACTATTAACTCGTATTGCTTTGGCGAGCCAATTAAGTACGTTTCAAGACAAACAGACAAGGAAAGCAACAAACAAACAGAAGTGGAAACATTGAGCGAGTTCCTCGATTTTAGAGGAAACCACGACGCAACCATTATGGCGACGCTTTCTTCCAGTGTATGTGGACTCGGTTATAAACTTTCACTTCCCTCAAACAAAGAGGAGTTGGAATACAGCGGCGTTCCGTTCGTAATCAACAACAAGTTTATCAACCCGCAGTCCGCATTTTGCGTTTACAACACTTCTATTATAGGCGAAAAAGTGCTTGGCGTAATAATCGGCAAACATTACGACAAAGACAACCAATTTGATGGTAAAGAATACACTGTTTGGACTAAATACTATAAGTACAGACTTGTTGAAGATTCTATGAGCCAAACTGGCTTTAAGTTGTTACCAGTTGAGATTAACGGCAGAGTGTATGACGCAGAGCCAAACACAATCGGCAGAATCCCACTTGTCGAAGTCGAAAGAAATGCGTTCCGCAAGGGCGACTGGGAAATTTGCAAAGACTTGTTCAAGTTCAAAAACCAACTTGTCAGCAACCGACTTGATGACGTCCAACAAATAGTCGACTATGTTTTGTTGCTCATTAACTGCGACTTTGAGAACGAAGAAGATAAAAAGACTGCGATAAGCGACCGAGTATTTGCGTTGACACAAAAAGACGCGAAAAACCCGCCCAAAGTAGACATTTTGAAGAACCCGCTCGACCAAACTGGCGTTCAAGTTCTTTGTGACTATATTGACCAACTTATTGAAACGACTGCTGGAATACCGAGCAGAGCAGAGAGAAGCGGTGGTGGGCACGACACTGGTAAAGCTGTAGTTTATAGAAACGGATTCCGCGACCTCGAAAACAATGCGGGAATGATTATACCGAAAATGGACAAGGCAGAAACCGAGTTCGTTGGTATTTGCATTTCATACTCGCACAACCTAACAAGCGGTAAAGACAAGTTGAGCAACTTGCAACCGTTTGATATTCGCAACAAGTTCGTGCGTTCGTTGAGCGACGACCCGTTGTCGGCAAGCACGGCTTATGCAACGTTTAAGAACGCTGGTATGAACGACTTGGATTCGCTTATTGCATCAAACGCTGTTACAGACCCAGCGGAAGTTCACGAAAACAACATTAAGTCGAAAGAAGAAATCGACGAATATTTAGGTAAAAATCAAAATACAAATACATCAAGTACAGCACAGGACAATGGCTCGGACGGCGACAAAAACGACGGACAAAACTAATTGGACTTTGTTGGAGGAGAGACAATGAACCTTAAAGATTTTATCAAGCAAAACAGTGACGGAACTTTTGAGTACGATGACGCGGCATTTATTTCCGCCCTCGACAGAGAAAGAACCCAAGCAAGCGACACGGCTCGTAAGAACGCAGAGCAAAAACTTCGTGGTGAGATTGAAAAAGAACTCAAAGCAAAACTTGAGGAAGAAGCAAAACTCACGGCAGAAGAAAAGCTGAAAAAGGATATGGAAGCGTTCGCACAGCAAAAGAGAGATTTCGACAAGCAGAGAATTACCACTATTTACAAAGACGCTGGCATTTCTGACGCGGAAATCGAATACCTCACGACACTTATAGGCGACGATTCAGACAAGAACATCGAAACAGCACAAAAGTTTGCAGAAGCGAGAAAAACCGCAAACGAGGAGTACAAGAAAAAACTCACAGAGGAATTCCAAACCTCGGGAAGCAGACCGAAAGATGGCGGTGGTAGTGACGGAGAAAGTGTCGCAAGTAAACTGGCAAAAGAGTTTTCAACGCAACCGACAGCAGGTGGATATGTCGATTTGAAAGGCGATTCAACTGACGTCAAAATATAAAACAAAAAATACTAATATAGGAGCATACCAATATGGAAAATTACGTTCTCAACAGACCCAATTTTCTCGGCAGTGAAGTAGGTTTGGTTCTCAAGACCATTACCGTTCCCTCTACCGCGAATGGTGCTGTTACAGAAAATGGCAGAAAGATTGTCAAAGCTGGTTCAATCTTCGCAGCTCCGTATCCTGGACTTCTTTTCAACGACGTGGACATCACGGACGGTGATAGAATCGGCAGTCTTATGGTTCGCGGCAGCTATATCGACGCAAAGCTCCCCGCAAGCGCGGCATCGCAAGCAGAAGCATTTGCAAAACAAGGTCTCTACGCAATCGCAGAGGGCGCAGTAGTTAGACCCGAATTTGGTACGGTGGAGGTGTAATGTATGGACGTATTGAGTCTCATTAAACCGCAAGAACTCGCGGAATTTACCGAAAGTTATTCTTACAACAGAAATTATATGGGACAAAAACTCTTTACTCCTGTAAAGACCGAAAACCCGAAAATTTCTTACGAGCAACTCGTTGAGGGCGGCGAACTCCCCGTGATGGCGCAAGTGCACGCTCTTGACACCGAGGCAAGAATTGGCGAACGCCCGAACTTCCAAAAAGTCGAACTCGAGAAACTTCTCATCAAAGAGAAACTTGCCGTTTCCGAAAGAGTCGCCTACTTCCTCCGCAATGGTGGCAACCAAGACGGCATTGTGCGTTACATTTTCAACGACGCAGCAAACCTCCTCTCCCGCGTTATCACCAGAACAGAAGTCGCAAATATGGAGCTTCTCTCAACTGGTAAAATCACGGTTGAAGAAAACAATGCGAAATACACCATCGATTACGGCTTCAACAACAAAATCACGTTCTCTGGTTGGGAAAAGCCCGCACACGGAATCCTCGCAGACCTCAACACAGTGCAAAAGAAAGCCCAAGCAAAAGGCTTCAAGATTGTCAGAGCTATCACTTCTTCGACTGTTATCGGCTATATGCTCGCTAACACCGAAATCAAGTCGTTCTGGAAAGACAAGACCGCTCCGCTTACACAAACTTCATTGCTTGCGTGGATTAACGACTACTACGGCATTGAGTTCGTTGTAAACGACGATGTGTACAAAGTCAACGTCAACGACGCCACGACCAAACGTTTCTTCGATGAAAAGGCAATTTGCTTCCTCTCGACGAAAGGTTCTCTCGGCAGAGGCTTCTTCGGCGTAACGCCCGAGGAAATCCAACTCCGCGACAAAGTTGGTCACAACATCAAAGAATCTTCGCTCTGCACACTCACTATGTGGGCACAAGACGACCCCGCAGTCACTTGGACAAAAGCAACTGGTATGTATTTGCCCGCCCCGATTGCAGTCAACAAGATGTTCATTGCGAACCTCACGACTGAAGCGTAATGATTAGAGTGGTCAAACCAAAAAACGATGTCGTACTCTCCAACGGCATATTCCTCCGACGGGGAGCGGTGCGAACAGTTGACATTTCGGACAACGAGTGGCAACACATCGCTCCCGCAGTTGTCGACTTAACCCCGACTGGCGTAGAAACTCCTGCGCCAGAACGGGTGGAAAAACCGAGCGGCGAGAATGATATGCAACACACGCCCAAGAAAGGCAAAAAACAGACTGTAAAAAATGAGTTGGCTTGATAATATTAAAGAAATGACTATAAGGCGCGTTCCAGAACTTGCAGGCGACGATAATGAGTTTTTGCTCGAAGACCTCATTGATGACGCGTTCCAAAGCATTATGCAATATACTAACGCCGACTCATACAACACGGTCTGGGACAAAAAGCTGGTTAGGTGCGTTGCAATGCTCTATAATAACATCGGCACAGAGGGTTCAACCTCCCGCAGTTCGTTGAGCGTTTCTGACTCGTTTGACAACACAGACGTTATTGCGAGCTTCATTGTAGCGAACTTCCCGCAATATATAAAACCGACTGGGTATGTTTACCCCGACGACAGAACCAAGTACCCCGACTAATATGGCAAGAAGATTGGCATTAAAAGACTGTTCTACCATCTACTACGCTTACAGGCTCGGAATCAACTCCAAGAACCAAGAAGTGTTTGGTGAGGTAAAAAGCGTTAGCGCGTTTGTTGCCGATAAGTCTGGCACTGCTTTTGACAGCCGAATGGGGACTGAAACATCATACGACGTTCAGTTTATAGTGAACGCGGACGAGAACACATCATTAATTGATGAGTACACAAGAGTTTGGCTAAAAATGACTCCAAGAACGAGCGGCGACAAGCCAGACTATGAGATTATTTCCTCGCCAGAACGCAGAAACGGACAACTTCAGTTTTCTTGTAGAAGCACGGCGACGAACAAATCAGAATTTTACTACGAACACAACGGTGAAGTTTTGAGATTTATGGCGGTCGACGACCTCGAAAATCTAAAATTCATCGTCCCAATAAATATGTATTTGCCTATTGACTTCGACACAAAACTTTGGTATGATGAACCCGAAGATGTGAACGACACCGAGTTTTTAATGAAGCTTGTAGACAAAGAAGAAGCGAACGGCAACATTGAATACACGGTAGAACTGAAATGAGCAACAAATTTGTCAAAGGCACAACAAAAGTCGTTAAGTCATTACAAAGACTCGACCAAGACATTGTTGAAGCTGCCGACAACTCGATTCAGCAACTCGGTCAAGAAGCAGTAACGGAAGCACAATTCCAACTGGCACTCGTAGCTAATACTGTTGGGTTCACGCAAAGATATGGTCTGAACCTCGTTGATGAGATTGGACTTCGCAAGATACCAAATGGGTACGAGGTAGCCGCGCCAGTAAGGAACACGACAAAAACAGTTTCCGAAAATATGTACTTCGCAGAATATGGGGCAGGTACATATGGGGCAAGAAGAACTTGGCGTTACCCGACAACACCAGCCGACCCGTCACCAATTCGAGAACTTGACAGCCGAAGCCGTGTGAGTGGAAGCAGAATCCCGCCATATAAGTATTTCAGCCAAAAAAAAGGTTGGATTGGCGTAACAAATTGGAGTAAACCAGCACACTATATGCGTAGAGCAAGAATATTTATCCGAAGAAATTGGAACAAGTATTTTAGCCGAAACATAAATACAGCAATATACAGATACCAGAAATGATAGTATTCGACGAGCAAGAAGTAATAGACTATTTGAAAAGCGTTGTAAAAAATGCGTTCAAAAGCCCCGAGTGGCGCACTCTTTTTGGCGGCAAGAATATGAAAATTGTCGACGAGAATTTTGGTGAGCAAACTTCATTCCCCGTTGTCTACGTTGGAGTATCTGATTGCACACAAGCAGATGGCACTTACGATAACTCTGGCGACGAGCAATACACAGACGTCGAATTTGAGGTCGAGTGTTATAACCAAGAAGCGGGCAAAAAAACGAAGCGTGAAATAGGACTCGCAATTAACAAGCAACTTATGACCGCGCTTAAACAAGCAATTAACCCGCACATAACTATGAACCAACAGTTGGAAAGCCCAGACGAAAGCATTTATAGGCGCAGAATCGAGGGCTACACAATTTTTGATAATAAAAACAAAATCTTTTATAGATAAAGGAGATTACAATGCCAGATACTGTTTCTGTAAAATCAACATACGGCACTTATTTGAAAGTAAAAGTGACAGATTCAAGTAGCTCTACTTCAAATTATGAAATTCTTTGCCCCATTACTGATTTCCCCGACCTCGGTGGAGAGCCAGAAATGTTGCAAACCACGACTCTCGGCGACAAGGCGCACACCTACATCGAGGGCATTCAGTCTATGGACGCTCTTACGTTTACTACCAACCTTTACTTTGGTAGTGATTCAATAAAGGGTTCGTTCTTGTACATTAAAAAGAATTACGACTCAACGAGCGATTCTCACGAGTTCGCTATTGACTTCATCAAAGACCCATATGGAACTGGCGCAGCAGGCGAGACTGGTCTTCCGTCCGAAAAAGGCAACAGCGAGGTTCTTCTCCGTGCTTCGTGGAAAGGTCAACTTTCAATTTGGGTTAATGGCGGCGGCGTTGACGAGGTTGTTTCTTGCACAATAAGCATTTCACCATCGACACCGATTACATACGAGAAGCCCACTGCATAACAAAATAGAATCTCAAACAACTGTTAGGAGGAATATATGGAAACTTTGAGAAAAAACACTAAACACTGCTCGGTCGGAGAGTACGACTTCGACGTAGCAATCAATAGACAAATCGTCTTGGACGGGTTCAAACAATTCCCCAGCCTTTGGAAAGTTGTTGCACGCAACAGCAAGTATAGCGGGAACGTTGACGCACTTGAAGATATTTCTGCGTTCACAGACCTATTGGAGGCAAACGACATAATAGAGGAAGTAACTCCGAAATATGTTGCATATGTACTCCCCAAAATGCTTGAACTTGCTGGCGAAAAGATTGACCTCGACGCGTTCTACAAGTACATTGTTGACAATGAGGTTGACGACGAGTTTAATTACGCGATTTTCCAATTCGCAATGCTGGGTTTTACCGCAGACAGAAGCGAAAAGAGAGCGAAAGTCAAGATGAGTCTGAAGTAAACGGCGAACCAGAAGATGAGAGCGTGCTTGACGTAGTTGAGTTTTTCGACAATATGTTCAAGTGTGCTCTCACCTATGGAATGTCAAGTGCCGAATTTTGGTTCGGTGACCCACAAGACTATTTCGTATATCAAGACGCTTTTGTCGATAAAATAAAGATACAGCACGACGATGACGATATCAAGGCTTGGCTGTTCGGGCAATACAATCTGTTGGCTTACCGACAAGTTATGTCCGAGGTTTGGGGCAAGAAAGGTTCGAGTAAAAAAATCTTCCCCGACAAACCAAATGTCTTGACAAAACAACAAGAAACTGCTAAAACTGAAATAGACAGTCCGCACCCGCTTATGGGCAAGTTTATGCGAATGGCACGGGCTGTGAATAATAAATTTAAGGAATAACGCAATGGCAGATAAAGACAACAAGAACAATGGTATTAAGATAGATATATCATACAAATACGATTCGTCTGGGTTGAAAAAAGCCGTAGCGGACATTGAAAAAGTTGACACGCAAACAGAGCGTGGAATTAGCCAAACAAAAAAGAATATCAAAGCCCTTATTGCAGCGAGTCAGTCAATGGCTCAATACCTTTATAAAGATAATGAAAAGGTTGCAAAGGCATTAGAGCGTCAACAAAAAGCATATGAGGCTATTACAAAGGCACAAAATGCGTACAAGCGTACTCAAAGCCAAATAAAAGTTGCCCGACAAAACCTTGCAAGTGTTAGGAACTCAGTTGCATTTACAAAAGCAGGAAATGCAAGGAAAAATGTTCGCGTTGACGGAACTAATGTTTACAGAAAAACAAGAAAAGGCGAAGTTATTGATGAACAAGCGACAAAAAGACTTGTTGCTGCGTCAGAGCGTCTCAAAACTGCAAGGCTTGCTCAAAAAGACGTTACATTAAGCCTACAACGAGCGGAAAATTTATACAAAAATTCACTTCTTAACACCGCGCAAGCAAATGACAAGGCGCACCTAAAACAGCTAAATAAAGAACTTGGGCTTACTGCGGAACAGCAAGAACTCATTGCCAAAAGCACAAAAAAGTTAGATTTAGACAAAATTCCGAACAAACTTAAGTCAATTAGCGACAGAATAAAACAAATAGACTTGTTTAGACTCGTTTCTCAAGTTTATATTCTTTCTCGTGTTTGGAAACAAATTTTGAGATTTACAGAGGCTTCTTCGAGTTGGGTTGAAAACTTGAACTTGTTGGAAGTAGTTTTTGCAGATACTACTGATAAGGAAAAAGAGTTCGTAAAGACTGCTGCAAACAATTTTGGGCTTGACGCAAACGCTATTGCTCAATATGTTTCTACCTTTAAGCAGATGGCTAATGCTATGGGGCAGGCTTCCGAAACAGGCACGCAAATGGCTGAGGCATTAACCTACTTGGCACTTGATATTTCCTCGTTGCGCAACGTTGATATGAAAACAGCGGCAAGCGACTTGGCAAGCGGTATTGCTGGTCAAGTTAAGCCAGTGCGAAAATACGGCTTTGATATCACCGAAAACAGTGTAAACGCGCTTCTTAAAGAAATAGGTGGCGGTTCAAGTTCGAGCCTAACACAAGCGAACAAACAACTTGCTCGTACAATATTGCTCATTCGCCAGTCAAAAGACGCTTGGGGCGATATGGCAAAAACAATAAACACATTCGCAAACCAACAACGTGTTATGAACGACCAGTGGGAAACCACAAAGCGTTTGGTTGGCACTTTGCTTATTGGCACATTCAAACTCACAGATAGTTTTGAGGAAGCAAGCAAGACGGCTGGAATTGCACAAAAAGCTATTTGGTATATCAATGGTGCTTTACTTGCACTAAACGATATTCTGGGCGCGATAATTCCTCAAGCAGAAGAACTAAATGGCGGTATTGCAACTGGGGTTGATGACGCGGTAGACGACTATGATAAACTTACAAGCGCAGTAAACGGTTCTCTTGCAAGTTTTGATAAGTTTAACACATTATCTGGTGGTTCTGGTGGTTTAGACTTGACTGGTGGTCTATCTCAACTTTTCGACAAAGAATATAAAGAATATATAGAAAAATTTGAAGAAAGTATGAAGTCAATAAATATGTATTCGCGCAAGATAGCGGACAACATATTGAAGATATTGTACCCAAAATATGGAAATTGGCTTCAAGAAAACGAAAACGGAACATTCGCCGAGTGGGCAAAAGAAACAAAAACTCTTGCTGGTGAAGTTGGCGCTTTCAAAAACGGTTTGTTTGGCGTATTAGAGTTGGTTCTTGCGCTAAAAAGTCCTATTCTCGCTTTGGCTGGAATTGTTGCCAAAACAATTATTGAAGACCCAGACGCTTTCTACCAGTTTACAGACTTCTTAGGAAAGACTATTACTGCACTTGGCAAAATAGTTGAAGTTTTAAGCGAAGCGAATTTGCTTATTCCAGCAATAGTAACATATATGAGCGTTATGTCTGGTTTCAAGATTGCGAACTTTATTCTTGAACACGAAAAATTGCTCGGGGTGTTTACAAAATTGGGTTCTGTAATAAGCAACAAACTTAATCCCGCGATGAACTCGCTTATTCAAAGCGAAATAACAAAGGGAATACCTCGAATCAAACAAATGGCAAGCGAGATAAATGGCACTACGTTTGCTCTAAGTGCTTGCACTCTTGCTCTTGGTACTTTGCTTGGAATGGCTATACTCGACCAATTTGAGGGCAAGACCAAAAAAATTGTTTCCGCAGTATTTCTTGCTGTTGGCGCATTTACGGCTTTGGCTGCTGCTGTACTTGCTTATCAAGGGGCACTCACTGCTGGCATAGCAGTTCCTATTATTACTGCGGCAGTTGGCGTTGGAATCGCTGGCATTAAAGGGCTTATAGATTCTGCAAAAGAACACGCAAATGGTGGTTTCCAAACTGGTGGCTTGTTCTATGCGGGCGAAAAAGGCGCGGAATGGGTTGGTAGGCAAGGAAGCACAAGCACTATTGTGAACGACACTCAAATGAGCGACATTATGCGTGAAAGCGTTGCACAAGGCGTTAAGAGCGGTATGGCTTCGGCTTATGGTGACATTTCGAGGGCTGGAAGCGACTCTGGTGAAGCGGCGGTTTACTTGGATGGAAACAAGGTTGGTCGCTATGTGGCAGCAAGTGCTGGATTCCGCGGCGAGGCGAACAGACGCAATACTGGCTTGAATTGGAGGTAATATGGGAGCGACAGTTGACACCAAAAATGCAATAAACGTAAAAACAAGCAACCCTATAAACAAGGATGACGGGGCTGACGTAATATATATAACAGCGGCTGGGTACAGGCGTTACCCGTTTAGGTGTGCTACGCCAGACAGCGACTTGGGATGGGACGAACCTGTTTGGGGTGCTGACCTCACTCGAAGCACGGACTTCGTGTTGACCAACATTCTTGACGTAGACTATGGTCTTGTGGCTCGTGTCGAAATCTCATACGCCTATATGAACATTGCCGACTACAAAGTGTTGTGCAAAATGTCGAAAGAGCGTGTTTGCTATGTCACATACTTCAACCGCGAGACAGCGACTTGGGTAACAGACCAAGAATTTGCTTTTACAAGCCAATCGCTGAAACAACTTTATGCGTTCGGTTCGTCATACTTTGGTGCGCTTGACATTTCCATAGCACTCGTTGCCACAAACAGAGATAGAACTGAAAACAAGATTAGTAAGATGTTTACTGTAGAGTGGAAACTTGATAGCGACGGTAAAACAACTGGATCTATTATGGACTTGGCTCAACTCGATGAAAATGGCGACCCAATAAAAGATGATAGCGGTAATATAAAATATAATAATCCAAAACAAATCGAGTGGGGTGGTGCTTGTTCTATGCCAACCAATAACGGCTTTTCAAGAAGCGGGTATACATTTGATGGTTGGTACTTGTCTACCAACACGAGTTCATACTATGGTGCGAAACACGCTGTAACAGTTTGGGGCGATATGACGTTCTATCCGAGGTGGAAATAATGGCTAAACTCGAACTCCAAATAGGCGACAAGACCTACGACAAATCGTGGGTTGACGACCTTTCAAGCACTTCGCAAATTTCGACCGACCCCGCTGGCATAAACTACGGGGTTATTCCAAGCACTGGCAGTGCGAAACTCCGCGACCTCGGCGGCGCGATTCGAGCTGACATTGAGGCTGGCGTTCTGCCCGCTTCAAACGCGCAAACCAAAATTCGCATAAACGACAACCAAATTCAAGAACACACAACGAGCGACAGCGACTACGACGTTATAAACCGCGAACTCAACCTCGATTTTAGCGACAGGCTTTCGTTGCTTGACAAAGTGACGTATGGAGGTATGCCACTTCGCGACTATTCGATGTCAGCTTACGAGATGTTTGACGATGTTATCGGCTCGTATGGCGGGTATGTGAAAGAGATTCCTAGAAACTGGGATATTTATTATTCGTCTGGCAAAATCACTTTTGACTCGTCAACAAAGATGAAAGCAGAGATTCCGTACTTAAACGGTCACGTCGAAAAAATAGGTACGAGCATAAAACTAAAAAAAGGAGTTGCTCACAAGATTTCTTTTTCGATAAAGACGTCTAGTTTCTCGCTTACGGCAGGCACTACTGGGTTGCAAGCTATAATTACAGAAACGTACCCGACTGCGGCTAATCTTGATAAAACAGCAATCGCTTCCGCTAATATTACGTCAGATACAACAAATATTGCGACGTTGGAATTTACACCGATAACAGACGTGGTGTATTTTGTTTTAATGCTTAATAACGCAGCTATTTCGCAAACTTTCACAATTACTATTAGCACGTTTGTCCTTGATGGGCGTTCTAACAAAGATTTGCTGAATAGTCCGCACAGCAGAAACCCGTATGTGTATGGTTCTACATTAGCTGCTGGGAGTGAATCTTTATACGATTATTTGGATAGCGTTTTAATAAGCTACCCATACCTTGAATCTGCTTCTTACCGCGAAACAATCGAGAAGTTTTGCACGCTTGCGCAAATGACATTATCGCTAGACGATAACGGAGATATTAGGTTTAAAAGCGCAAGACCGCAAATTTTCAGTTCTAACGAAAGAACCAACACTCCTATAATAGACGCGAACCACAAGATTTCCAACTTTAACAAGACGCTTTTCTTAAAAAACAAGGTTGATGGCGTTGAAGTCGGCTATGTAATACCAATAAAAGAAAAGCAAGCCGACCAAGATGTGTATAGTTATGAGGCAACTGTTGTATCAATGTCTAGCAACATAGGCACAGAAGAACAAGGCGGTTTGACAAATGCAGGCAATACTATTCGTTTTGTAGAGGGATACTCCTTTAATGTTCCCAAAAAAATAAACAATAACTTTACAAAGATTAAAAATATAACAGGAATCCGCGTAACTAGCACAGGTTTGTACGAAAGCGGAACTGTCGATAGTTCTCTAAATAAAACAGTTACAGATAGTGAAGCAGGTTACGAGTGGACAATGCCACTACAAGAGCCGACAGATTATAACAACAATGCTACAACTCCTATATCTATGAGCGGAGATGCTATAATAAACGTTGAAAGTTACCAAGATAAAACATTGACGGAGTTTTGGAAAGTGACTATAATTAACGCCGCAATAGACCAAAAATATTGGTTTTATGACAATGCTAAAGGCAGTGGCGAATTGCATTATTATACTGCATCGACTGTCAATTTTATTGTTAAGGCAAGTGTTGAAAACATAAAATTTAATGAAACCACAACAAGTACAGCTGCTATAGAGAGCGCAATAAACCCAATAAAAATAGCTCAAAATGAGTTAATGCAGTATTCAGACAACGCGACTTCAATTAGAAAAAATATTTTAGCGGATTATGAGGACGGCGTGCAAACAGGAACGCAAGAGCTTTTCTGCGGGATTGGAGACTGGGAACACGGCGAGATTATGCAACCATATGACGCGGTAAGAATCGAGGGCGAAGACGGATATTGGCGCGTGACTGGGCGCACATTCAAATACGCAGGCGCGCCGACACTTTCACTCGAACTGCAAAAACTGCACGAAAAAGAGTGGAACGACATAGACATTGGTGGCGGGATTTCGACTGGGACGATTAGCACAGGCACGTTTACTACGAACGGTGAGAAGACGGGAAGCATAAAGTTACCGAGCGGATATGACTATTATTCTGGCAATTCAGCATATATTGTAAGTGTAGTATTCAATATAAATGGCGAAGATTACACAGAAACGCGAGCTTCGATGGGAACGGCTAGCTTTAGCAAATATAATGGTCTTGGCATACACACTGTTCATTGCACTATAACAGCGAATTGGGTAAACGGCATTTTGAATTATGTCGCAGAAGAAAAATATAATAAGCGAGCTGGTTATGAGCGCAGAAGCTACGTAAAGTCCATAACGGTCACCAGACTAGCACAATTTTACTAAAACTATTGACAGTTTGCTAATCGTGGTATATTCTAGAAACGAGGCAATGGTATGTACGATTTAACGATAACGAAAGGCGATGAAACAAGATTGAACTGGGCATCCAACACAACTGGGAGCGTGGTTCTCTTTGTTTGTAACGGGCTTGGGATTGCGCGGGCGTTTAGCTATGACAACTTGCTCGTTTTTAGCCAATATGAAACTGGGAATTTGACGGCTGGCGAGTATGAGTTCGACATAACCGTTGATGGCAAGAAAGCGTACCACGGCAAAATGCTGGTACAAGAAAAGGAAGAAGCGTAATATGGCAGACGAAATACAAGTTAGTTCAAAAGGAAGTCCGAGGTTTGACGGCAGAACGCTGAAATGGTTTAGCGGCAACACGTTCCCGTATGCTCTCGAAATTGAGCTTATTGACGGCGAAACAGGCGAACCAATCGTGCTGGGCGAAGATGACTATATAGTTGTCAGGTTTTACGACCGCAGAAATAACCTAGTTCACGAGTTTGAGTTCAAGAACTTGACGATGTACGAGGTTGGCGGCAAGAAGTACGTTGAAGTCGTAATGAATTTCACGGACGAAGTTAGTGCGAAGTTCGCGGTTGGCAAGTATAATTATTGCACGACATACTACGGGACTTACGTGACGACAATATGGGACAACGCAGACGCGGAGGTTGAACAATGCCACTGACAGCTGACATAGACGGTGTGAGAGCCAAAATAACGGCTAGTGTGTCATCGGTTGAAGCGACAGTCGAGGCGCAAGCCAACAGCGTAAAGGCGGGCGTTTCAGGGCGTCTAATACCGACTGCGCAGTTCGTTCCGCTTCGGCTTGGCAGTTTTGACGAAAGCGACGGCTTCACAAAGAACGGAATGCTGTACGTGGACGACGGCAAAAAGGGCTACAGGCTCGGACTTGACACGCTCAAAAAAATGAACACAAAAATTGCATATGCCGACGACTTGGCTAATGTTGATATGACGAAGCTGGTCAAAGGCGACTATATATGCTTACAAAAATAGGAGTAAACCCAAATGGCAGACATAACGATTAAAGATAAGAAACGTACACAATTCTTGGTAGTAAACGACGACGAAAGCATAACCCAAGTTTTGTTGGAAAACAAGGCTAACAACGTACTTATAGACGACACGGCTGACAATTTCGTCTCGGACGATGTGGAGGGCGCGCTTGCTGAACTCGCAGGTCGCGTAGCGAGTGCTGGTAAGGTCGATGACGTGCGCAATAACGCAAGTGACGCAAGTACGAGCATAGTCACGAACAAGATTGCGGACTTATCGAAAGCGGTCGTGAAAGAGGCAGGTCAGGTCGGGCATACGCTTACAATCGAGAATGGTAGTCATAGTGTTGACTTTAATGGTGGCACTAATACGTCGGTTTCTTTGAACGCGGGTTATTTTGCTTCTACTACCGATACTGCGTCTGGGACGAATAAACTTGTCTTAACGTTGGCAGACAGTGGTGTGACTGCTGGTACGTATCAAGGCTTGACAGTGGATGAGAAAGGTCGTGTCACTGCGGCAGAAGATAAGGGCTATGCAGTAAAAGCAAATGTTGATACCGAACTTGCCAAGAAACTCGACAAAGCGGGCGGCTCTGTAACTGGCAATCTCACGATTGGTGGAAACCTTACTGTCAACGGCACTACTACTTCTATCGATAGCACAACGCTTAAGGTATCGGACAAACTGATTGAAGTCGCGAAAGACAATACAGTTAAACTCACAACCCCTGCTGGTATTGTAGTCCCGAAGTATGATGGCAAAAACTATGGCGCACTCGTTATAGATGGTGACGGTAATGCACAAGTTGGCGATGTTAAACTCGACGCAAGCGGAAACATTGATGTCACGAATAGCGATTTGCAGACTTTGGCAACACGTGATGGGCTGACGGACGGCAATCTCGTGAAGTGGGACGACACAAAAAAGACACTTGTTCCCGATACAACAGTTGCCTCGAACGCAAGCTTGGCACTTTCAAAAGCAAACGCAAATGCTACCGAGATTTCGGCAATCAAGACAACATATCAAACCAAAACCGACAACACTCTTGAAACCACTTCAAAGACTGTCGTTGTCGCAATCAACGAAGTAAAAGGCACTGCCGATAGTTCGCTCTCGAAAGCAAACGCAAACGCCACAGAGATTTCAAGCATCAAAAACGGCACTACAAAAGTCAAAAAAGCTGAAACCGCTGATAAAGTTGTAAACAAACTTACAGTCGGTAACGGTACTACTTCCGTTCAGTTCGACGGTAGTGCAGCGAAAAACGTAACGCTTGGGACTTCGGATTTTTCAGTAAGCGAAACTTCGGGTACTCTCTCGGTAGGTCTTTCTAACACAGGTGTTGCAGCAGGTACATATACAGCTCTTGCAGTAAATGCGAAAGGACGTGTGACTGCTGGTGGTCGCGCGATTGCTTTTATAGGTAAAGACGACCCGATTCCGAGCGACGTAATGGTAAACGGACTTATATTCAGAGCGAAAGCATAAAGTTGGAGGTAAGCAGTGTCTACTTCACAAGAATACACAATAAGCCGAAAAGTTAGCGACACGGAAGAAGAGATAATTCAGATTCCGTATGGCGCATTAGCGAACAAACCCGATTTGAGCGTGTATCAAACCAAGAACGACGCTAGTTTGAAAACCAACAACAAAACTGTTGTGGGTGCGATAAACGAGGTTGTGACAGGAGTCGCAGGAACTCTTGAATCGTTTGGTATGTCACTTGCACCACAAGAAAACGGTAAGCTCAACAAGAAAGTATATGTGTACCCAGACGGTTATTTTTCGCAAGGCACTAGTTACGACGCGTCAAAAGATTTATATTTGTCGATTGGTGACGGACTTGCACTTGAAACAATCGATGAGGCAAATAACATATGGAACATTAAATCTGGTAGCGCAATCACATCGGTTGACGGCTTGGGTGGTGGTGCAATTAGCGGGAATGTAAGCACATCTGGTAGCTTGACCGTAGGTGGCAGCCTAACAGTTAACGGCACGACCACGACTGTTGATTCGACTACGCTTCAGGTCAAAGACAAACTTATTGAGGTCGCTCACGGAAACACTACTGCGCTGACCACGCCTGCGGGCTTGGTTGCGCCAAAATACGACGGTACGAATTCGGGCGCACTTGTGTTTGATTCGACAGGAACGGCTTATGTAGGCGACGTGAAGCTTGATAGCACTGGAAATATTGATGCGGCAAAGAGCGAATTGCAACCTCTAGCAACTAGAACTGGGCTTGTTGGTGGCAACCTCGTGCAGTACGATTCGACTGCGCAAACGCTCAAAGATTCTGGAAAGAAGATAAGCGACTTGGCATTGACTTCACAACTTCCTACAGTCAACAATGGCACGCTCACTATACAAAAGAACGGCACGAATGTTCAGACTTTTACTGCAAACCAAAGCACGAATGCGACAGCGAATATAACCGTGCCGACCAAAGTATCCGAACTCACGAACGACAGCGGTTACACAACGAATAATGGTACCATCACTGGCATCAAAATGAATGGTGCAAGTAAAGGCACAAGCGGGGTAGTTGATTTGGGGACAGTTCTTACTGCTCATCAAGACATTAGTGGGAAGCAAGATAAAATCACATCAAGTAATAAGCTAGCTGCTTCTTTGGTTAGTGGTCTTGCAAAAGTAGCGACATCAGGTTCGTATAATGATTTGAGTAATACGCCTACGATACCAGACATAAGCGGCAAGCAAGATAAACTCACGGCAGGCTCAAATATCACGATTTCTGGCAATACAATTTCGGCGACAGTACCAACAATGACATTTGATGGAACAACATTAACGATAAACCTATAAGGAGCTAGCAAGGTTATGCCTTTAAGAGTAAATGGAGTTAGACCTGATGATGTGGTTATTAAATCTAAAGAATATCTTATTCCGCAATATCCTAAAATAGTCAAGTGTGGAGATAAGGTTGTTTGGACGCGTCGTTATAATTTTACATATTCTTTAACAAAGGGCGAAACAGGTGTACACCTCCCAGTTGTTAAAGCAAAACGCTTATCAACAATAGACCCAGATGTGACAACTGGTGCTTTGGCGAATGGTGATAAAATCTATTATGGAGATGTTGTAGAAATACAGGTTTCACCCATAAACACTTCCGAGTGTATTGACACATATACAATAAATGATGGGGTAAATAATAGGAGTAACGCTGTTATAACAAAAACCGTTACTACTAACTTGAATGTTAAGGCAACATCTAAATACTACGCAGCACCTCAAATTACGTGTGTAGTAGAAACAACAGGTATACATTACAATAAATATACTGTCACAATTACAAACCCAAATAATGTTGATGGCTATGTCAATTATGAGATTTATGGTAGTGGTCAATATTTACTAAAAGAAGATACGGTTGATTTAAGCGCAAAAGAAACACTTACGATAACTGGAAGTTATACTTGGTATAAAAGCGGTATGTATGTGGAAGCATATTTTCAAGACAATGATAACTATTATTCAGCGATAGGTGACCAATTGGCTGTAAACAGCTACGAGTCTTCTACTGGCGAAACCACAACGACATAAGGGCAAATGGAAATGAAAACAATCAAATTAGAAGAAAGCGGTGACTTTACACTATATAAAGAAGTCCAACCGATAAAATCATACGGTACTACATATGGATATTGGAAGAATACTAAAACAGGTGAGAATTGTGGTCAAATAGTATACGTATACGAGGGCGACGACGATTGCTACGAACTTGTTGTTGACAAAAAGGAGGGAGAACAAGGTGGACAATGAATTTGCTACCGAGTTTCAAAATTCGGCGTTCTATTATAGATTGTTTGATAACCAAGATGTTGTTATGATTTATGTTGCAGGCTCTCGAATTTGCAATGTGATAGATGAGCGTAGTGACTATGACCTTATTGTGCTAACAAACAACGAAGACGACGACAACTCAAACATATTCTTAATGTGGAAAGGTAGGAAAATACATTGGTATTGGAGAAACATTGACACATTTATTGAAAACGGAAACACTTATCCTGCTCGTTACTACGGTAATCTACTTTTCGGTTACATACACGATGACTGCATTATCTATAAGAACGAGAAGTACGCCGACAAGATAAACGACTTACTTAACAACAAACGAGATATTGCAATAAATGGCGCTAAACTGTTTTACAACGCAATGAAACCGCTTGTGGAACGCATATGCGAAAAATCGCGTATTGACGAGTTTGACTATACGAAGTATCTCGGTCACCTTTGTGTGACGTCTTATTATGTGTTAAACGAGCCAATTGATAAAGAATTGGTTCTCAAAGCAAAGCGTATTCGTTGGCAACCAGTTGATGAAGATACAAAGGGGAAGATAATCGAACGGTTGCGTCTGTTAAAAGACTTTATGGAAACAAAAACACCACAAACTCAAGTGTTATAAAAACTTTTTTCAAACAAAATTGACATAAAGTATTGACATTCTCGGATAAAGGGTATATTATGCGAGATGAGTAGGTAGAAGTATGATTGAGATGACAAATTTTGACGAAATCGAGAAAGAACAAGAGCAAAAGACCGAAAGCGAGAAATCGTTGACGTCGCAAACTGCTAAAGTTCCAGAAGTCGCAACCGAAAAGCGAACGGCTGAATCCGTCATCGAAGCACAACGCCAAATCAACTACGAGAAGATTTCCGAAAACAAGGACTTCCAAGAACGCTCGGCAGTAATCGATACTCGTGCTGTCGGCGCAAAACTTGACAAGGCTGACAACGAAACCTACCAACAAGAACTCGAAAACCAGTACGCTCGATACGAACTCGACAAAAAGAAAGAGGCTCTTGACTACCGAATGAAACTCGAACGCAAGACGACCAAAGAAAAGGTCAAAGCGGACGTGGCAGAGGTCAAGAGAGCGATTGCGCTTCAACGCTACGGCTACCTTTACAAGCCCACGAAAAAAGAAGTGTTGGACGCGGACGGTAACACTGTCAAAGACGAGAACGGTAATGTGGTGTACCAAGAGATACCCGCAAAAGACTTCACGCCCAGCAAATTCATAAACTGGACGAAAGAGTTTGCGAACTGGTACGGGAACTTGTCAAAATCAATGCAAAACGTAATAAAAACCACACTCAAAATTCTGTTTTTCGGTGGAATTGCGGCACTGCTCGTTTGGGGTGCTGTCACTGGAATCAAATGGCTCATCGACAGCGGAATCTTGGTTAGAACGGTTTGAAAATCATTTAACAGTAGGTAAATCGCGACCTTAACGGCGACAGTTAAAGTAGGAGTGTCCCTGCCTTACAAGTGGGAAAGTTAAAGGAGAACCAATGGAACTTATCAACATTGAACAACTTATGAGAGACAAACTCGATGAGTGCAATGCGTGGCTCGGTGGAAAGGACGAGGCTGTGTCCCGTCTTGACGAGGCTGAAAAAGCATATGAAAGCGCAAGATTGGCGTATGAACAAGCCAAGAATGACGTTGCAGACTATAATGACGAGAACATTGCAGAGGTTGAAAAATACAAGAGCGACCTCGAACATAGACTCGGAATTGTGGTTGAGCAACCAGAAGTCGTAGACGTTGTTGACGAGGCTGTCGTCGAACCCGTTGCGCAAGAAGAAACACCTATCGTGGGAATCATCGGATAACGTGAAAAAAATCGTGCTCCCGTCGCGCAGCAGGCTGGCAGATGACTGGGGTTACGTAAAAAGCATAGTCTTGGTGCTAACATATGGCATAATTGAGGAATTGCTGGAGGAGGCTATTGCTTGGAGCATAACGGCGTTGGCGGCGAAAGCCCTATCGTTCGCAGTGACGGTTGCTTTGACTGGAATTGTGAAAGTGAGTGCCAAAAACTCGGTAAAGGGGTTGGTGATACTCATAAAGCCAGTCGTAAAGAAGATAACTTACAGGCAGGGTAACGACAAAACCACAAAATTAGTATCTTTTTTTAGGAGCATATTTGGAATGGATAACAAAGAAAACAAGAAAGTTGGCGCAAAAAACTTCTTCATAAATCTTTTCGCATATCTCAAACGTAACGTAAAGACAAACACCGCAACAATCACGAACCTAATCAGTTCTCTTGGTGCTGGCGCATTAACATCTGGCGGTTTTATCATTGGTAACGTCCAAATTCCGCAGTGGTCAGTTTACGTTATTGGCGTTGTTGTGTCGGTGGTTATGTTTGTTCTCACACAACTCGGTGTAAATGGCAAAGGACTTGAAACACAAGAACAGTACGACGCCCGTAAAGAGAGCGAGGCTGTTGAAAAGTCAATAAAGCAAGCCGACAAAGAGCGTGCAAAAGCAGAGAAAGCCGAAAAAGAAGCTATTAAGAAGCAAATTGAGGCTGACGAACAAGCCGAAGAAGACGCAAAAAAAGCGATTCTCGAAGCCGAAAAAGCTGCCGAAGCGAAGAAACAAGAAGCAGAGCGAAATGCAAAAATCGCGCAACTCAAAGCCGATTACCAAGCGGCTGTTGCCCGAGGCGAATTCGCTGGAACGCTTGTTGATTACTTGGAGCGCAAATAATAAAGCCGAACCCCGACTTCAATGGTTGGGGTTTTTTATAGGCAAAAGAGGTCATAAAATGTATAGAAATGCTCTCAAAACTTGTATAATTATATGCTGGTGTTTGCTTCTTGTAT